CTTGTTCCAGCGCGAACAATACCTCGGTGCCGGTATTCAAAAGACGTTCCGGTTCCTGAGTGCCCGGATACAACGTATCTGTCGGTCTAGAACAGGCCCTCATCTCTCTCAGCACTCGCCGTTCCTGCCGCTTCACTTCTAGGGTGCGGGACTCCGCCGGCACCCTCTGTCCCCCCGCGAGGAACCCTTCGTACACAAACGGGAACAACGCATCGGCTTGTGGGATCCTTCGCACAACTCGTTTCACTAGATCCCCCCGAAGCCCAGCGGGTAGAAGTCCACACCCACACTAAGCGTCCCACTGTTCACCGTCGGAGTGACCAGGTACTGTTGGGTGCCGATGATGGGGATGCACAAGGTGGCGTACTTATCAATCACGGTGTTCATTCCCGCCCGGCCTACTAACGTAGTCGGTGTAGCGAAAGCATCGCAGTACACCGAAATCATTCCCTCCCACTGCCCCACCACCGCATCACACCGAACCAGGAGGAACCCATCACAGGGCGCGGTGTACACCGTATTGACGTTCTTCGCACTCCGGCCCATCGCCTGGCTCAGCAAGTAGGTCAGCGTTCGGATCCCACTTACATCTCCAACGTCATTCACCGTAATAGCCGTGGCTTGTACGTTCTTCCCGCCGCCGTCCGACTTAATTAACCGGTCGTCCGCACCGAAATCGGCGGAGCTGTTTACATTCCCGCCGCCGGCACTACCCCCCGGAATACTGCCTACAATTACGTTACCGTTCATGTCGATCTTGAACTTGGTAACGCCATTCACCTTGAGATCCATCAACGCACTATCCACGTGCGCCGACACCAGGTCGATGTTCATCTTGAACCCGGTGCCCACTCCAGAGGTGCCCCACTGTTGAGTGGTATCGAAAATACCTCCCGCCGTTGTTCCAGCTAGAGTGTTCCCTTGCGACATCTTAATCGGAGTCACGTTGACAATCGGAGCCAGGGTGACCTGCCGATGGAAACCGTCCAAGTCTACGGCAACGCCCCACACGTGATCTACAGCCAACCGTTCCCGAAGATCCCGCTTCAGGTCCCGGATGATGTTATCGATAGTGCTCGCCAGTTCGCTGCCGAGCGGCTTTGTTTCATCCCATGCAATAGTAGCAGGCACAATCCGCTCCTATCTATGGTTGAGAATTGGCGTGTTCAGTGGTCCTAGCCACCCGAGTGCGCCGAGCACCCACAACACGGCTACCACCACAACGACCCACGTGATGATGGGCTTGATTGAAGCGTCCACGAATGGCGCCGCTTTCACAGCCCACAGCAGAAAGCCGATCACGAGGAGGAAGACGACTAGCTGTAGAAACGTCACAGGTCACCTCATCCGAACGCGCACACCCTTACGGCGGTCGTTCCGTTCATGTTCGTACACCGGCAGTTTCATCGTCGCAGCGTAGTTCCTGAACTCGGTCTCCTGAATGTGGGCCATCTCTTGATTGCCCACTGTCTCCAGCGCCAACTTCGCGGCCCGCATCGGCACCAGCACATCGAAGATCCTGTTGAACACCGGCGCACTGGTATCCGTCAACTCTTGCACCGTCTTCTGATACCAAATCTTCACAGCCACCGCGTCGTTGGCCAGCCGATTGAAGATGAACCGGCTGCCCCACCAGTAGTACTCGGTGAGGTCTCCCAACACCTTTCCCGTCGCCTCGATCTTCACGTAGCTGGAATAATCGATGGCGCGGCTGTGCTTCACATCCTGCACGAACATCGGCCACCAAATATCACCCGCAGTAGGAACCAACTCCGGGCTGCCCAGGCCCACCAACTCAATCGTGGTCCCTTGCAGCTCCGGATGGACAAACTCGTTGGCGATCATCAAGTAGGCGTCGTTGATGAACTGCGCCCGCATCGCCGGCGTCACGTCATCGCGGTTGGAGATCCGCAAGAGGAGCTCGGCATCGAAGTCCGCAAACACCCGTCTAGACATCGTCCCAATCCTCCGTCTCCGGCGACTCCGGCACTTCTTCGTACGGCACTTCCAACTTCCCTCGATAGTGCTCGTATCCGTACTCATCCCGGCAATTCCGCGTGTCCGCACCGAAGCACACGATCAGGCCCTTCTGGATTACCACCCGGTCCTCAGGGTACTCAATCCCACACCGATCACACTTCCAGTGTCTCAGTCCTACCCTCGGCCGCTTGGAAATCGGTAGGTCGTCGTACGGAGGCATCCGCAAAAATCCGTTGCCATAAGGAGGAGGAACGTCTCCGAAGAACTGTAACGCCTCTCCAATCGGGCCAAGCTTACCTTCGCTGGACATCACGATGTCGTCTAACGTTCGTCCAAGCTGGGCCTGAATCAACAACGCGCCGGCAGCCTGCACTGTAATCGGATCCAGTTGCCGTGCCAACGTGCCGAAGTTCGGCGGAGGCGGTACTTCCATCTTCAGTGCTACAGCGACTATCGACCAGGCTACTCCTACTGCCAACTGGTCTACAGTAATACTCGGACTATGTCCAACCACCAATGGTGGAAACATCCGATACTCACTAACTGCTATCCGATCTACTGCGTCTGCAATCCCATTTGGAGGAATAGTATAACTACTACCGGGCGACCAATTATTCCCAATATTATCGTTCTGCGCAAACGCCACCACCAAGGTATCCGGTAAACTAGTACTCAATGGGGCCGTGCTTACTATTACTCCACCAATCGCGCCCGCCCCCTTACCTTTTACCGTAACATCTAACTGGGCAGGTCTAAGACTGGAGAACTCTAACACAACGATACATCGGTACTGTCCCGACAGAAGTGCCGCAGTTACTACATTAGCTGGATGCGCAAGAATTCCAGTAGCCAGCCACAACTCGAGATCCGATCCCGACGAACTATCCGAACTATTCACACGCGTAAAAACATTCCCGGCTGTATCGGTCACACCAGTCACGGAGTTTACCGCTAGCGATACGCGCACTCCTACAACTAGTGTGTTCCCGGCTGTTGTTGCAGTAGGTCCAGACGACACACTTGTTGCAGCAGCCGATCCATATCCTTGCGACAACTGGATGAAGGTCCACGACGACACTACTGCCGGCGGTGGAACTACAACCATTGTCCGATTCACGGTTTGAGCGTACAGGTCCCACCGTGTCGATGGATCGGACAACTGCCACACTTCGTCCGCTTCTAGCCCTCTATTCCACAACCTACAGTCAGTGATCCATCCATCCCATCCCCGATCAAACGATATATAGTCCATTCCAATAGCCATCGTGCCGCTAGTAGAATCGGACAAATCGGTTCCTGCCGCATTCGTAGCAACTTGCCTCCCGTCTACGTACAGGTAGTGAACGCCATTAGCACGCACTCCAACTAAGTCGTGCCATTCCCGAGTCGTTACATTCACGTTACTAGTAACTGTGTTGGAGCCGTCCGCTGAGAACCCCCACGCTCCGTTATACTGCCGCAGTAGAAACGCAGTGTTAGCGCCGTTCGTACCATCTCCGTTAAGGATCCCGTTGATCCAACCCGAAGCAAAACTAAACGCCCACACTCTTGCAGCGACAGTTAGGTCTCCTAACGCTTTATAACCAAGCGGCTTCGGAGCGAAAACCGCCTGGTTAGGTGCTGCAAGTTGGATCGCGGATCCATTATCAGGAACCGGACTGAGGGTTCCACCGTTCTGAAACACGCCGCTGCCCGCATTGCTCAACGACATGTCCTGGAACGCTGCGCCGATCTGAAGCGGCATCCACCAGATCAGGCCTCTAGACTGAGGACTATTCCTGTTTAACCCGGTGAAGGTGGCTGGCCTTAGACCTTTAATGGTCCGGCCTGGGAACAGAAACGGCATGCTACGTAACAGTACCGAACAGCGGCACCGCCGTCAACTGGTGGTTTGCAGGAGTACTGTCCAGGTTGGTTGCAGTGTTGTGGGTCACAAACAACCCATGTCGCATCGGAACCTGCCCACCGAACACTCCTGCAAGTGACTGTGGCGAAATCCCGTAGGTCCGCGCACCGGCAACGTCCGGCTGGATCAACGTGACGAGAGGCCGCATCGCGGAGTTTCGTCCGTGAGTGGTCTGGAACGTCAACGCAGCGTCTCCCGTGCCCGCGATCGGTGGTGGAAACAGTGGAGTATCCTTATAACTACCGAACACCCATAAATCCACCTGAGTGTTGGCGCTGGGAGTTCCACCGATGGTGATCTTCCCACCGATCAAGTAATCCAGGTACTTGTTCACGGTGTTATCCATCACACTCGACTCCCGGCCCGCAGCTCGGACAGAACTAGATGGCAACCCCGCAAGAGTGATCACATAGTCCGCCCCAGCCACGTACGCCAGCTTCATGTCCGCGTTGTCTCCATAGCCGTAGCCAGGAGGCGCGAAGAACGGACTATCCGACCAAAACTCCCTCAACCTCCTTCGCCACCCTCCCGTGTACAGAGGCCGGGGTCGGGAGAATTCGATGAAGTGTCCCGTGTGTTTACTAGTCCACTCCACCATGGCTTGGCTTAGATGAGGCACCTGTACCCGATACACGTGTTTCACCCGACAGTGGTGGCAGACTGCGATGACCTGGATCTCAGGTGTTTCGGTTTTGAGGTTCATTAGCCGTTCCCCGAATTAAGCGTGAATGCCGTTACAGTGAAGCTCTGTCCGGCTGCGAAGGTCGGATTGTCTACAGTCATATCGCCGCCGCCGTCGGTTACAGTAACGGTCCCTTGCATGTGACATGCCGTACCCGCAGCGTTGTACACCCGAAAGTGCTCCGCAATCCCGGCGGCATCTGCTGCGTTATCTACCCACGTACCGCTCTTATCCTTACTTCCACCGACCGCATCGAGCATCCAATCACTTGGCAACACCAACGTTGCAAGTACCGTTCCTGTGTCCGGAGCGCCACACGCAGCTGGAGGAGGGCCTGTCCGAATCCGCATTATCGCAGACGCCGCGATCGCCCCCTCAATCGAATCGAGCATCGCATTACGGACCGCTACTGAAAGCTGCATGATCTTCTCCTACACGAGTCCGAACACGAAATCGCCCGGTGCAAACCGCGGCCCTGGCTGTCCCGACACCAAGCCGCGTGGAGTTAGCAATCTGCCGAAGTATAACATGTTTCCTCCGGCTGCCGCATCGAAAATGCCCCAATGCGTTACCGTTTGATTACTACCTGGTGAAGGAAACACCACGGCCTCGTTCAACGACACCTTCTGTGTGATTCCAGCGGACAACTCGCCCACCGCTCCCTGAGTACTAAGGAAAGAGGTGAGGCTAGGAACCAGCAACACCCTCGCGTACCCACTATACGTCGCTTCAGGCCCAATTGCCGCCGGTAAGGGGTCACCTGTGAATAGCGCCCAGAACTGCTCCGTTGGAATGGTCCAAGGTTGCCCCCGAAATAGGCTATCCAGCAACGCGTTCGCTGCGTAGTGGGAGAAGACCATTAGTGCCTCCGCCGCCGCCGACCCATGCTCAGCGAACCGCGCATGTACACGTCTCCCGTTCCCGTACCAGAGGGTACCAACTGGGTTGACCGATGCTTCGCGATATCCGCCAGAGTGAGCACTTTCGGGTAGATCGCAATATCCGCCAAGTCACCGTTCCACCACTGATGTGTCGCCCCTGTATAATCGTCGTGGCCGCCCAACGTAGCCGTCCCACCCACAGCGTCCGCGAGAATCGTTAAGGGCGCTAGAACTCGTTCCAGTCTGCCATCCACGTACACGTAGACACTGGGGGGAGACGCGATCTGCGCCAGCGAATCAAACACAACTACTACATGGTGCCACAATCCATCCGTAAGGATTGTGCTGCCGAAACCGAAGTCGTTCGCACCATGCGCGCCAAAAGCCCTCCTCAGATTGCCCTCTAACAGGCCGCAGTACAAGCCGTCGGGGATCCCACCAGGAAGGTTGGTTCGGTTAGAGAAGAACAGCTGCTGAGCCGTCCAGCCATCGTTCGGAGACCTGATCCACGCCTCCGCAGTTGTCACCCGCGGAACTGTAAACACTCCACACTCGATATAGTCCGTACCCCGCGACCCAACAAACCTCGCCGCAGTTCTCCCCGCTGTGGGCCCTGGCGCACCAAGTACTGTCCCGCCCTTCAACGTGCCAGGAGGGCCTGCCAAGCTCCGCGCCGTCAGACTGCCCACAGCGTCGTCCAGGGGCCAATACGCCACCGCTCCATCGGCGAGGACTATGTCCTGGTACGTCAGAGTCGCTACTACTGGTACCGGGGACACAACAATCGTGTTGGTCACTCGACTGGTACCAATACCCGTCCCACTCCACACAGGCGCCACTGGCGCGGCAGTAGCCTGCTGTAGATAGGCCAACGACCCACCCACATTGCTGCTCCCGCTAATCGGAACATCCACCAAGGTCAGCCCACTGCTGATCCCGTCACACGTCCCGCCGGACATGTTTATCGCAGCCAGCACCAACGAACCGTTCGTAGCGGGAGTCACCGATCCAGCCGCCTCCGTGAGGGCCTGCTTGATCGCGGCGATAGGGTTCCCACTCGCAGCCACTCCACTCAACAGCGCTACCCCGATACAGGGACTACCTCCGGTGTGGCTAAAGGTGTGACCGGGACCCTTCTGCACCAACCGGGCCCAAAACAGCCGACCGTGGTGCAACGCAGACTCGATGTCCGGAAGAGCCGTCCACGTGTTGGTGTACCCACCACCTTCGACAATCCCCGTCACTGTTGAGTTGTAACTGCCAGCCTGCACCACTGCAAAATCGGCAGTACTGGAGTTCAACGCGGCGCTGAGACCGCTGTTGTTGGTATCGCCCGCTACGAAGGTGACGGGCATTAGCCGATCCGTGCTACCACGGTCCAGTTCCCGCCGGGCACCGCGGTCAACTTCAGCCCGCCGTACCACTTCGGCACGTTGAGGAACTCAACATTCTCGTTCACCGCCTCCACGTAGTGATCGGCGATAATGCTGTTATCGTTGTCGGTCACAGTCAGGCGGTCGCCAGGCACCATACTGGTCCCGACGAGGGCCAGGCCCAGCAGCTTTAGCGGTTGCGCCACAACATCGTTCAGCGCAGTGAGTACGAAACTTCGGCTTTTCGTTGTAACAGCCACGATTCTGTCCTTTCAAACACTTCTTCCGGCGACACCCACGGAAGTGGAATATACGTGCCGTTCTTCAACAACTCCGGATTCACCCAACTCGTACTTAACAGGGCCTCGTGCTCAGGCCACAACATCGCCACGGGGCATCCGCACAGATGCGCCGCCACATGGCCCAGCCCGCTGCTAAAGCCGATGTACCCGGCGAGGGCCCGCATCACCTCGACCGCACCACCAAAGGTGGTTGTGCCGACGGGAGGGATGCCCCTTGCGTCCACCTGAAACCGCAGTCCGCTCGCCGTGTCGAACACGGCCGAGGTAATGTCGTCCCACGAACCGCCCAGGAGCACGAACTTCGCCCGTGGCAGGAGGGCTTGCACCAGCTGCAAATACCTGGTCCACCCCTCTGCGTCCCACGTATGCCACGCCGCTGCTCCCCGGTACGACGCACAGGACACACCTAACAGGATGTCACTTGGGTCCGCGCCATACAGGACTCGTACCGCTTCTTGGTGATGCTTCACGGTGGTTTCGATGGGATAGCTGTAGGTAGTGGGCAGGTCAGGCAGCCAGCTCGCTAGAGGCAACCCAGCCTCCAGGTGTGGATTACATGCGAGCTGCGCAATCTGACCCGGCCCAAAGTTGCCAGTCACAGCGGCCCACGTGTCCAAGCCGTGCCACTTCTGAAACTCTCGAATCTGGCTATAATCAAAGCCGGACCAACCGAACACTTCGATTTGCGGATGCAGCTCGGCAAACTGATGCAACCGGCGAGGCGCTCCATCCAATGCAAACACCGCAAACCGTTCCCGCACATTGTGGAACTTCGTCCAGGCCCATTGAAACTCTCCGATGCCGCTCGGCAGCAGGACACATCTGAGGTGGGCCCAAGTCTTCGGGTCCTCCGTTGCCAGCTGTACCACTTTCATTCGGCCACTCGCTGGAGTAGCGCTAGGCCGCAATCTCCGGTGAAGTTCATCACGTTCCACTTCCGCTGATTCACCTCTTGCACTACCTGCATTACCTGCGGATCCCCCGTATCGTGCATCGCCACGATTCCGCCAGCTACCACCTGCGGACTCCACGTCTGCCAATCCGCCTTACAGCCTTCGTAGCGGTGATCCCCATCGATGAAGAGGAACTCCACCTGTCCCGCTGGCTTCCACCGCCCACTATCCGCCACGGCTAGCCGCACGTACCCTTCGAGCTGGTGCACCTTGATCCGCGCTTCTGCTCGTTCAATTGCTGCGGGGTCCACGTCTATGCTCAGCAGCCGGCCCTCGTTCTTCTTCGCCGCCTGTCCTAGCACACACGTGGTTACACCGTTCATAACCCCGAGCTCCACTAGTGATTTCCACCCATTCGTCCGTACCAGTCCATACAACACCGTCATCCACAGCCGGGTGCTGTTCCGATCGGTGTCCGAAAACAGGGGGAACAGGTTGTAGTCTTCAGGATCCCCAGCCCCAACTTCTGAAAACATCGCCTGTTCCCCCTTCCCCGCCCGCTAGGTCTGTGTCCCGACAACGGCGCCGGATGTGTCAGGGTTGAACGCCGCAGCCTCGACATCCACTGCGTCGGCAACCCGGAGCTTTCCGTTCGTGTCGATCCACATAGCCCTGTCGAACCCATCACTGCCCCGGAGAAAGATTCCCGACAGCCCACTGTTGGATCCCGGATCGCCGGGACCCAACCGTGTGAAGCCGATCCGTCCGGTTGTTACTACGGAGTCAGGCATGTTAGCCTCCGCTGCTTCCGTACACCCCGCGCCACTCGGAGAAGCCCTGGATGTACCGTGCGAAGATCTTGAACAACGCGTCGCCCGACAGGAAGTCATCCGCGCTGGCCGTTTCCGGCCGGGTCCGCCAGATGAACTTCATGTCGTGGCCTCCCATCCTGCCGCCGCCCTTCCGTCGCGGGCTGGTCAGCAAGAACCAGCTGTCCGCATCCGTGAGGTACCGGCAGGCCAGATAGCCGTTGTCCGAGATCTCACCCTTCAACGGGTTGATTTCGTTGTTCGCCGAGTACGGTTTGTACTCACTCTGCAGGACCTCCTTGGCGGCCCACTTGAAGGTGGGATCGATCACGAGGAGGCTGGGCGACATGATCACGGGCTTTCCGCGATCGTCTTTCAGCGTGTTGAAGTGGTCCAGGCCGGCCTGATAGCTGGTGAAGCCGAAGTCCACATCCGTGCTCGGTTTGTTCGCAATCGTCGGTCCGCCGTCGAGCCGCGTGTGGGACACGTGGCAGAGGGAAAGGCCGTCGAAGCCGACGAAGCTTGCGTTGAACGCGTTGTTCAACACGCTCCACGCATCGACTTCGATCTTGTACGCCGAGGCGCGGCCAAGCTCCGCCGACATATCCTGCATGATGTCATACAGGTCGTCGTCCCACATTTCGCGGGTAATCCGGAACCCCAGGCCGAAGCTGGCGTTCGTGTACCGCACAGCGGTGCCGATCAATGGATCGTCGAACGTTGTGTTGGTGCCTTCGAGCTTGGGCACCATGCTGCCCAGCCCTGACATCTTGATGTCTTCCTCGTACGCTCGGACGCTGTTCCTCGTCCCGAAGACCGGAATCCACTGGGGGCGCTGTGCATCGATTTCGTTGAACATCACCTCCATGAGCCCGGGGGCGAGGAGTGCCGAGAATCCACCTGTTGTTGCTGGCATGATCTCCTCCCCTTATGAAGTGCGAGAGCCCTGGAAGTACGTCGGGTCGAACTGGAAGTAGACCTGCGCAAGGGTATCCCCTACGCCTGCCGGCAGTCCGTCCTGAGCACCCCTCCAGAATCCCCAGATGACAACCCGTTTGTTGGTGACGTCCGTGCTATCAACGTACCACTTCCCGGTTGCCCCATGCTTCGCGAGGCCGTACATCTTTCCTACGTCCGTCGCTGCAAGCGTCGTGGTCCCGCTGCCGTTGTCCAGGCTGCCCTGGAACAAGGTGCTCGGGTGTGCCAGGTACACCGACTGGCGTTTCACGCCAACCGTTGCACCATTCTGCCCGTCCCGACTCGCCACACCCAGGATCAGTCCGGGGTCCGCCCCGGCTTCCTGAAGGTAGCCCGCAAGGAGCGTAACGATCGCCCCCTGCTTGAACGTCTGAGACGCAGCTTCTGCGAAGTCTTCCTGAGCGATGCTGTACCCGGTCAGGGACTTCGCCGGCACGATTGCGATTCGTGGCTGTGCTGCCATGAAGTGCCTCGTGTTCGGTTAGAAGTTAGGATCCGGCGAAGTGCGAAAGGCGAGGCCCTTGGTTTTTTGGCCCAGCTTCCGCATTGCCGCTTCGGCGTTGTCGTTGGTTTGAGCAACGCCAGTTTCGAGACTGTCCCTGTGCTGCGCTTGCAGCGTTCTCCGCCGGGCATCGATTGTTTCCTCGAAGTGCTTCCGGTTGATCTTGCATAGCACCAGGTCGGTGCCGCGCCTGCGGGTCACTTGCCCGCTGGCAATAGGTGCTCCCGTCAGGCTCGGTAGTTCTGGCGCGTCGTCCATCACTACTTCATACCCTTGGGCTTTCCGCATCAGCATCGCACGTTCGTCTGTGTTACACCAGCGGTACACGAAATTTGGGTCCTTGTCCGGGACCGTGAATGGATCATACATTGCTATCGAAGACCGTCCTTCTGCGTCCGCCAGGCGTCCCATTCAGCTGACCCTGCGACATCGCGTTAATGGTTTCCTGCGTCACTCCCTCAGCCTCCAGCTTCACCAGGTAGGCCTCGGTGCTCATTCCCATCCCCGCCGCCATCTGCGCAAGCTTCGGCGTGGCGGTGAGCCTGGGCTGCTTTACCGCCGCCGGTGGAGTGCTGCGGGCACCCGGCGTCGCCTTCGCACTTGGCGGCGGCACAGCCTGCGGCTTCCTCACGGGCGCCGCCGGTGGAGCCACTGGGGGCACTTCGACGGGGGCTGCCGGAGCCTCCTCAGTCGCTGGCTCCTCCTCCTCCGGCACTTCCAGTGGGGGCTGACCGAGGAGCTGTCTCGCTACTGCAGGGTCCTGACTCTTCAGGAACAAATACGCCTGCTTGTGGTACCCGCGCTGCGTGCGGAGGGCAGGTTGGCTGGTCTTCTTGATCTCCGCAATCTTCCCGCGGTACTGCTCATAATCGGAGACCGTCGCGGCGAACCCTTCCTCGTCGTCTTGCTCCAGCCGCACTGCGGTGGCTTGCGCCATCAGGTTAATGTTGTCCACTCGGGCTCCTGCTTTCTGCTCCAGCGCTTCCCGTGGACTGGGTACGGCCGGAGCGGCTGGAGGTGCAGCCGCTTGCGGCGCGGCCGCGGTTTCACCCGCTGCACGTTCCAGGTGATCTACGTACTCCAACACGTCGTTGATGTGGTGTCCAACAAACCTGCCACTTTTGACAATCCCGTCCTCTCCGACTTCAATACCCGGTACTCCTGCTGCGGCCATTTGGCTCCTTCACACTTTCTGTTGCGTTTTGCAACCGCTCAAGCTCTTGTAACTTCCCGTCCAACCACTGCAACACACCCTGCAACCGCAGGAGCGCGTGCAGGTCACTGCATAGGAGGACCTTGCGGTGGTACAGCTCCACCTCCGCCTGGAGATCCTGGAGGTAGCATTCCTTGGCCGCCACCGGGAGGGACTGCCATCGCGTTGGGTCCAAGTGCTCCTCCTATCATCTGTAGGGCCTGGCCGAGGCCGGGCACCAGCTCATCAATGTTCTGAATGTCAAACCGCTCCACCAGCCGCTTCATCAAATTGTTGCTAGCATTCATCACGGCCATGGCCATCAACTTCTGGCCCGGAGGGAACTGCGGGTTCATCACCAGCGCGGCGGCCTGCATCAACCGCATGTAGTACTCGTTCAGCATCTGCGTGAGCATCTGGAACGACTGAATCTCCAAGTCGCGGTTCACCTTCTCGCTGCTCACGCTCAGAGTCAACCCCAGGACCGTGCGGAGGTCTCCCTGCGGCAGCTGCAACACCCGGCTCGCGGACAGCGGAATCCCTTGCGGCCTCAGCTGCTGCTCAATTTGCAGGGTGAGGAACAGGAGGTCGATGATACTATCCCGCATATCATCGATGCTGACCCAAAACCGCTGATTCCCCTCGGCGATCAACGCCGTGGTGCCCGTCGCCGTGGCCCGGCTGCCGGCTATCTGACTTTCCACGCCCATGCTATACGCTGACACGCCGCTGCGCTTCTCCGCCCAAAACGCGGCCTGCTGCTCCACATTCGGCAAGCTGCTGTTGCCCATACTAAGGTGCACCACGGTGAAATCATTCTTCGGATCATCCGCGGTGAACTCCGCTCCGGGATAGATCTCCTTCCCCGACATGCTCTGCGTGCTGGGCTTCCGAATCACGATCCCGGCAATCGCGGCGGTGGCGGCGTCGATCGTCTGGTTGTGCGCGGTGCTCGCTTCGATCTGGAACTGATGCACCTGCTCCGCCGCTCCCATCCCTTCAATCTCATGCGGCTGATGGAGGAAGGGCACCCGGACGATGTGCATCGCGTTGCCGAAGAACGGGTTGTTGATCTTCCTGTGGAACCTGCGGTCGTCCGGACTATAGGTGAGAATCACATCCGCGAACACGGGTGGGGCTTCGGGGTCCTCCTGTGGGATCTCCCACTTCCCCCATATCTCCAACAGGGTGTACAGGCCCACACTACCCTTGGCATCCACTCCACTGGTCTTCTGGGTCACCCGATAGTTCGGCGAGTCGCCGCGGTCGGTGCTCCGGGCTTTCAGCTGCTCATCCACATTGGTATACATGCCCTTATCGCGGGCTTCGCAGAGCTCCTGCCACGTGAGACGGAGGACGTGGGCGGCCCACGGGAGGCGCTTGTAGCTGTCGAACCCTTCGGGCCACACCATGTCCGACGTCTGGATAGCGTCCCAGACGGGGCCCTCGTAGTCGGTTATTTCGGTCGCCGAGACGGCGCCATCTTCGGCACCGTAGCTGTGTACAGTCCGGATCACACTATCCCACCGGACTTTCACAAATGCAGTGCCGTCGATGGCCATATCGTGGAACATCGTACGAAGGGTGTCCCGGGCCCCACTGTTCTTCAAAAAGGCTTTCGCCCAGTCCCGGAAGTCCTTCTCCTGGAACTCCTGCGGCCCTTCCAGGATCTGCGCCTCAATTGGGTCGGGCATCCCCAGGAAACTCCGCATCAAGCGGGCTACGATATTGTCCACCGTAATCCCTACGATGGGGATCACGACGTTGCTGGCGCCGGGCCACGGAAAGGTTTTCTTCTCCACCTCTGGCTTCGCCTTGTAGGCCATTCGGAGGCGGGCCAGCCGCTGCTCCCGCTGCAGGTGGGCTTCCATTGCGGGGGCCAGCTGCTCTTCCACGTCCCGCAGCAGAGCAGCCTCCTGCTCCTCGGTCAACTCGAGATCAACCGTCGGTAGTTCAGTTGCCACGGCTCCTCTGCGTCACATCGGTGCCATTGGGGTTCAGGACACACCGGCCCTGCACCCCAACCGGCGGCTTCGCTACTTGCACTTTGCTCCGCCCATTCCCTTTCGACCGCTTCGCTTCTTCATGGAATGACTCCCCTTCCGGATACGTGAACTCGGGCTCACGAGTCCTCCTACCATCTGCCGCTGTGGCATGCTTTTTCTTGGCATGGTTGGCCATCCTAGTACCCCGTCACCGCACTACGTGTCGCTAGCCGGTCCGCCGCCGAGTCGGACGGCCTGCGGACCCTGTACTGCTCCACCGCACTGCTCAGTCCCAGCACCCCCAGGCACGCGGCAGTGGCGTCCAGGAGGTCCTTCAGTGGGAACATCGGAAAGTACTTCAGCTCATCCACAAAATCGCGGAGCCCGCGCTTCACGTACACCATGTGGTTCTCCACAAACGGGCTAAGGCTGCGGATGCGGGCGTCCTTGCTGGCGACTGGACTCTGCTCCTCCACGGAGAAGATATGCTTGCACTGCCTCATCTCGTAGAACAGGGGGAACTTCAGACTGCGCTGAAAGCCCACATCCTCAATTGCGGCGGTGTGAATCTCGTACCTCTGGTGGTAGCCGATGAACCTGCTGAACAGCAGGGTGGGGTTCTTGAACTCGGCCCAGGCCTCCGCGAGGAACAGCCTACCCTTCTTATCCCGCATCACCACCGTCATTGCGTTGCGGGCACCCTTCTTCTGCTCACTCTCCGCCATCGCAGGATCCCAGAACAGTACCCTCCGGCAGGAGTCAAAGGCGACTTCCTCGTGGCTGCCATCCTCGTGCTCCAACAAGAGGTTCCCTTCATCCGTGAAGGCGAAGTACCGCAGGTCGCTTTCGCGGAACTCGGCCAGATCCGGATTGCGGGGGTTGTTCAAGTACAACATGCTGTACATGAAGGTACCCTGCTTGGCGCGGATCCTGCGACAGCTATCAGCGGGAAACAGTTCGGGGAAGAAGTAGTAGGTCTTGCTGGGATCCGGAGCGTGCACATCCGGGTCCATGTCCCACACCGGCAACACCTTCGACTCCTTCGCCTCCCGTAGGTCCTCCCTCAGCTCTTCCTGCGTCCAGTGCAACGGCCGCACGAGGAACTCGTAGGCCTCCTTCTCGTTCTTCATTATCTCGGAGTACACATCATCATGGCCCCACCGCGTACCGATCAGCAAGTCGTAGGCGCTGCGCTCGTCCACGAACAGCGCTTCCGCGGCACGATAGGAGTCCTTCACCTTCTGCCGCACGCTTGGCTGTTCGAAGCTGGCCTTATCTTCGAGATCGTCCTTGATCTGCAGGGTGTAGTGCCGTGAGACCAGATGCGTGTCAATCCCCGCGGCCTCGATGGTGTCCTCGCCGTAGCTACCGTGTCGGGGAAACAGCAGGTTGCTGTCAGTCCACGTAGTCCGGCTGATATCCGGAATTATTTCAGGGTACAGCCAGGCGAGGATCTGGTTCCGCTCTACCTGCTGCCGTAGACTCTTAATCTGCTTCTTCGAGTTCTCTGAGCTGTGCGACCACAGGAGTATGCGGTGCTCCAGCCCAGGCAGGCCGCAGAACTCCGGCTGGATGAGGATCCACAAGGGGAACGATTTGCTGCCCACCGTACTCTTATACGTGTCACGAGGGATCAGCAGCACCTTCCGCATCTTGCGTTCAGGATGTTCGGGGGGAATGTGCTGGATGAAGTTGCAAAGCTCCAAGTGGGGCACCGGCTGGATCTTGTTCCACCCCAGCACTGCGGTCGCGAAGAAGTAGAGGGACTTGATACCGTTCACACGCCACTGCTCCCTCACTTCGTCCATTCGGGACTCTGTAGGGAGGGCCTGCCCTATAGCCGAGAAGGCGCTACGCTCCGCTGTGCGGGTGAGGATGTCCATCTGCAACCTAGACTGCTGCCGCTACCCGGTGGGAGGACCAGATAGCGGCAACGCAGTGTGCTACTTCGGTTCCGCCGGCGAGCCGGGCAGTGAGTTGTCCGGCACCAGGATCAGGCCCTGGCAGGCCAGCCACTTCACGATGAAGCGTTTGCCCGGGATGATGGGCTGCGTCGAGGGGCCGCCACTACCAGGTAGACTGTTGTCCGGCGAGCCGGGGGCACCCGGCAGACTGTTGTCCGGTCTGGTGGGGTCGAACGGGAACACCGGAAGCTGCACGGCGCCCGGCGGCAGGCCCTGGGACGGGTACGGTGGGGCACCGGGTAGACCTTGGCCCGGGTACACCGGAGGGGCGGGCAGGCCCTGGTCGGGCGACAGCCCGCCGTTTCCGTCGAGAAAGGTGATGATCGCGGTTCTTGAGTACGGCATCTGATTCTCCTATTGATCTGACTCTTGGGACAGGGGGCCTTGAATCTCCCGTGCCGGGAGGGCTGGCAGGTCAATAATGAGCCCGGCTTCCTTGCTACGCTCGAAGAACGCGTTGATCATCTCCGGCGACATGACCAGCGCGAATCCTCGCTTCCCATTGTCCAGCCTCGCTGCAGGAGCACCACCACGATCCAGCCAGTCCTGCGCGATCTTCGCTTGGAGTGAGGGGTCATCTACCGTGTCCAGGAGGACTAGTAGACGGTCTTGCATCTCTTCCATGTGGGTTTCGAACTTGCCACGGACCCGGTCAATGACCGATTGCCGTTTCCGTTCCTCTTCCGGAATCAGAGGGGAGAACTGCCGCGAGACCACCCACGACTCGTAGCGCTGAAACTCGGGCCGAGTGGTCCACATGAGGACGGTCTGGTACGAGTACCCGATCGCCTTCGCAATAGCTTTCCAGCCGAGGCCAGGGTCTTTCAGCTTGAGGTCCAGTGCGAACTTCCAGCCGGACGGAACGCGGCGGTCGTACTGCTCGTCGAGTGTAGGAGTGTTTGGGTCGGTTCCTGGACGTGAAGGTCCCATAAAAGACAGACCCATTATACCACGGAACGCCGCGGCGAGGCAACGCCAGCGTGGAGGCTCATTTACCTTGAAGGCCACGCATACCCCCTACGCAAATGTTTTCGACCCTCCCTACTAAAGTAGAGTCCCAGGTTTGGGGGTAGCGGGGCCATCCCAGTCGAGTAATCAACATTGGTCGGTTGAGGAGTGTGCCATGAAGAAGATGATCGTCGCCCTAGTGATCGGTGTCTGCATCGGTGTGGTCGTCGGAGAGCGAAGCCGCACCGCCCTCGTTACCCGCGTTATAGACGGAGATACGTTCGTCATCGAAGGAGGAGAACGCATCCGGATCCTTGGAATCAACGCCGCCGAAGCCGGAGAGCGTAGCTACATCAAGGCGAAGCAAGTCCTTGAGTCGCACATCCTCGGTCGCCGAGTTCATCTTCGATGCGAAGGTGAAGACGACTACCGAAGGAGCCTCTGCTGGATCTACCGCTAAGCGAGGTGCTTAGTGGAGAATCAGAACTAGGTTTACGGAGGTTACGATATGAAGTGGACAATCGTGAACATGAAGGTCGTTACGGAGATTCGACTGGAGAACGGAAAGAAGCTAGAGGTCGAAACAAGCGTGATGTACGAGGGCATGGGCTGGATGAACGATCGATCGGATTGGGGCAAGGCTGTCTTCGATCAGGTGATCGGTGATTGTGGAGAACGAGCTGCGATCGAAGAGGAGTAGAGCCGGAGGGAGCTGCATCGAGAGGTGCAGCTTCTTCTTTTTTCGGAGCCATCACACACCAACACACCCGGGGCGCAGAGCGAGGCTAAAGCCTGGCGACGGAACAAGAGCGTCCACTTAGTGGGCAGTTAGAATTAAGGGGGTGAAAGTAGAACGTAGAAGCACGTGAGTGCGGGCGGGTTTTCTCACAAATCTAGAACCACGTTCTAGTAGGGAGGTCAGATGGAGCTGCTCATCGAGTGGATCATGTTCCTGGCAGGGATGGGAACAGGGATCGGAATCTGCACACTTCGCGAGGCACGTCGTCTTCGTCGAGAAGATGAAGACCGGATCACGTTCCTCGAAGCACGTCACAACCGTAACAACAACCAGTAGGAGCATAACATGAGCGACATGGACACACTAGTGAAGAACATGCGTAAGGTCGAGGGTGCGGTCTGGGTCCGGAAAGGGGTCAAGACCGGATGGATGGAGCTCGTCGTCGAAAAGAAAGGCGGCGGCGAGAAGATCCGGCTCATCGGCAAGATGGTCGACAAATTCCTCTCCGAAGAGGGAGACGTCGACATCTAGCTTCGCGGAGAGAGGGGCTACACATCGTGTGTAGCTCCTTTTTTTTCACAACCTCCCAGCCGCAAAGCACGCTTCCGTCCCGCACTGTAGGCTTTACATCGAAGAATTAGAATTGGTTTTTCGAAAGGAGAAAACCTGATGAACCGCCACGACCGTACCATCGAACAACTGCTCGTTCTGGTGCTTCTCATGTTCTTCTACACGTTCCTCGACAGGGCGTGCAGCTTCTAACTTCGCATCGTCCACCAACACAGGAGAACACAATGCCCAACTGCTTCTCGCTCCAACGGAAGTCCGCTCCCGACATCAACGTTCCGTTCAACCAGATCGACGACGAGATCTGCGCCCACATGGGCATCACTCCCGACCCAGACAAGTACTACCTCGGGTGGTACAACATCATCGGGCTCGCCTTGGCCTGCGGACAGTCCTTCCCGCAGATCATCAACTCCCTCCGCGAGTACGACGACAAGCTCCTCCTCGACGTCGCAGAGTACCTCAACGATCACTTCACCTCCAACGCGTGGGTCGAAAGGAAATACTAACATGAATCTCTACGAAGTAATCGAAGGGTACATCAGTGATGCGAACGACGCGGAGGACCAGGATCTCACAGAGGAAGAAGTCAACCGCCTTCGGGATCTCGACCTCTACATCAAAGGAGTCTTCGAGGACGTTCAGCTCGTTCTCAGGACTTCCATGAGACCGGAGGAAATCAAGTGAAACGTCTCTTCGTCATCCGCATCGGCGTCGTCATCGAAAGCCACTCCGACAACCCAGACGCATCCTGGGGAGACACCAACGTCTTCGAGGACGCTCTCACGGAGATCGAACAGCAATACGAGAACGAGTTCTCGGTCATCGACGTCCGCGACGTCCGCCTCCTCAACAAAGACGAGTACAACATCCAGGCTCTCGCATCCCTCATCGAGATCCCGGTCAAGCCGAAACAAGAGTAGCTACTTAGTGGAGAATTAGAATTGGGTTTATGGAGGTGAAGATGTGAAAGACCTCGGTAAGAAGTTCCTCGGTGACATCTACGTACACCGCGGCGTCAAGCCACCGTGGCTCGAGCTTACGTTCGTCAACAAAAAGACCGGCAAGACCACGAAGATCATCGGTCGTCCGGTCGACAAATTCCTCTCCGAAGAGTGGTCTCAGACGGAAGAGGAAGTCCTCGGCTAGTTCACGTTCCCAACAACACAGGAGTCTCACAACATGGCAAAGTTCACGTTCCCACTCTCGCTCGAACAGGTCAAGTCCGTCATCAAGGAGGCCGAAGCGAAGAAGCTCTTCACCAAGCTCGGCGACGACGAAGACCCGATCACGTACTTCTTCTCCTGCCTCAAGATGGGCTGGATGAACAAGTGCTACCACAAGGAGTCGCAGGGCAACAAGGCCGAGGAGCTCAAGAAGCTCAAGGAACTCCTCAAGAACGACCCGGCGCTCAAGGCCCGCCTCGAGAAGCACAACCTCTCGAAGGGCGTCTAGGGGCTTCGCCCCATCACGGGATCGGGGTCTTCGGACCTCGGTCCCATTTTTTTGTCTGTCCGTCAAGGAGAACAAGAACACGAAGACGGCCCGCGCGCCCCGCTTCGCAGGGCCTTCGGCCCGCTCGCACCTCCGTCAGCCCACCGGGGCCTTCGGCCCGTCCACCAGCCGTTCCGAAGCCGACCCGCCACGTCCGGAGCATCCGGTGCGCGCATCTCCCTTCCACTTAATACACTTAATCTACACAAAACATGCACTTTACTACACAGGCTGATGCTAACCCCTTTATCTACAATCAACTACAATGTGTATCGGTGTATTCTGCTAATGTTATTGAAAGGAATAGAAGAAAAAAAGGATAAGTGTATTATATGTATATACTAGTATTTCTCTATCTCTTATATCGCGTGCTCTGCAAATCTCAGGGCATCATTGCTTAACCCCTTTATCTACAATCAAGTACAATGAGCCGACTGTTTTGTGCTTCAGGCAACCCCACTTAACACACATCGTACTTGCAATCCACCCCGCCGTTCCCCCTATGAACCCCGTTGCAATCTACTTGTTTGTGTGTTATAATATGTCTATGATCACATTCACCGAACCCACAGTCCGTCCTGACCTCCCACCAGAGGCCACGATCCTGGAGCAGTTCCACCGCATCCTCAACCCACTCACACGCTCATCCCGGTGGACCACTTCCCGGCTGGGCGTCTACTCCGACTCCACAATGGCCCCGATCCTGCAAGTCCTCGCGCAGGAGAAGTTCGGCCTGTACGACCCGACCCTGTACATGGCTTACTGGCGTGACGCTAACTGGTCCAACGAAACCTGGGCCAACGTCTCCCTCTGCCGTCGCTCCGGCACCGGGGTTCCCGGCCGTCCCGCCGGCAACAAAACTGGCTTCCCGGCGGGCACGCCCGAATACTGGCGTGCGTACCGTGCCGCCCGCCAAGAAAAAGTCAAGGAGTGGTCCCTCCGTGCCCGCGAAAAGCGCCGCGCCATTCTCGACCAACTAGCGGAGGAAACCGCCCTCGCTGAAGTCGAAGCGCTCCTCAGACCCAAACACCTCCGGCAGGTCGACCCGTCGGCCGTTCCGAAGCCGTCCGTTCCGTCGGATGAGCCCTAAGGCCGACACGTTCACCCTTGAAAGGGGGCCTCGTTTCGTGATATAATGTTCTTAATGCGGACTCACACTTACCAACCAACCACTTGGCAGGAATTTCCCTGTCACACCGCAGAGAAGGAGCCCACTCGTATGACACTACTCAAACTGGACAAGACCGGACACTCCACCGTCACGGGCACCGACGTGCAAGTGGAGTTCGACACGCTCCTCAGCAAGGGCTACGCAATGTTCGTAGCGGAACAGCAGATCCGCTCCCTGGACAGCGTAGCCCCGGACGCTGAGATCCTCGCACTCGCTCCGCTCGTCGGAGGCTAGCACATGCCCATCCGGCCACAGAAGAAGCTCGGGGTTATACGACACGACGGTCAGTCCTCCGACGTGTTTGTAACCGTTTCCGGACAGCTCGGGGAGCGCACTCGCTACTCCGTCCTCATCCCGAACACGGCTACTCGCTCCGACTTCTTCTCGGCCGCGGTGGATCTGGCCATTTGGGTCAGACACCGCCACCCCGAGGTGGACACGTTCGTCCCCGGAGAACTCTTTCAACAGTCGCGCCGGGTCCTCCGTACCTTCGCCCCACGCATGCCTCCTCCCGACCTCCCCGCACGAGACCTAGATGACTACCGTAACCGTCCCGAACCCGGTGCCCTCCGTCGCGCCGAGCTCCTCCTCCAGCAACTCGACCCCGACCTGCACAGCAAGATGTCCTCCGGCAAAGCCTTCTACTTCACGACGAAGGAGCACCGGTACATCTGGTATCCGAACCAAACGGCAATCCTGGACCTCGCCCCAGACGCACCCCGTTACGTCTGCATCCACTCTCGCGACCGCTCCGTGGAAGAGAACAAGTGGGACTGGGCGATCACGATGCGCACCTACCTCCTGGCCCGTGAAGACCACCTCCGTGCCAAGGCGAACTTTCACCACGAATACCATCTACGAGGACCCATCGATGCCCACCACTCAAGTGACATACACCCCAGCCCAGCTGAAGACCCTAACGGCACCGTTGGAGATGAACAACAGTGAACTCCGTAAGGAGGTCATCCTTCCCACTTACCAGCAACGGCGCCAGCGCGAGGAACGTGAGTTCATCCGTGCAGCCCGTGCGATCCTGGCTGAGCGCGGAGAAACCCTCTAGTGCTCAAGCTCGCATGCCTCCTCGTATTCACCATTTTCGTCCTTTCCCGACTAGGAGAACCACGCCGATGAACATCCCTTCTTCCCTTCCACCCCGTCCACTCAAACCTCAGGCCCAGCGGTACCTCCTCACCTTTGAAGGCCGTCCCTGGTCCGCCCGCCGCCTCCGCTTCTCAGCGGCGCACAAGCAACTCCTCCGTATGCAGCGGTCCGAAACCATCCCGTTCCAAGCCAAACCCTTGTTCGGCATCGCGGAGGTGCTCCGTTGAAGTCCACCCTCGTCCCCCGCATCTTTGGCGAATGTGGCGTTACCAGCACTACCACGTCCGACCTGCTAGGCATCGTCCACAAACGCTGCACGGAACCGGCCATCGCCCTCCTGCAGGACCGCATCCCCCTCTGCGCCACCCATCACGCCCGCTACTTCGCGCCACCTATCCAGCGGGAGCTGGAGGAACACAGCGATGCCGGTCTCTGACGCCCTCTCGACCCGTGAAGAGGCGGAGCACAATCTCCGCCTCTTCTTCCGCCGAGGCACCGAACTGGTGCTGTTCGGTGAACCCCTCCGTATGCTCGCCACGGCCGACGAACTTCCCCTCTGCACCCCATACTGGTGGTCTCAGGACATCGCACAGGCCGTCCTGGCATCCGCCCACACACTCCCGCTCGACGACATCACGTGCGAGCCCTCCCTCTTCATCGGCAACCGCGGCTGGTACCACTTCGACAAACCACTCCGCCGCATCCACTTCCTCGAGGGCGACCTCCCACTTTGCGCCATCCAGTGGCTCTACGGCTACTCCCTGGAAGCGGAGCAGGACCAGCTGATGATCTTCGGGTACACCCGTGGCCACTACGGCCTAATGCCCACCGTCTCCGCCGTAGCCATCCGCGCCCAGCGCCTCTCCGACAAGTCCAACACGGACTTCCACGAGATGGTCCTAGAACCGGGCCTCTCCCTCGAGGAGGCCCACGCGGACACCGAACTGCTAATCCGTTTCGTCGTCGCCGCCTCCTCGTGGCTCCGCAGCAAACTGCTGGTGCCGCAAGCGCAGCCCGCGTCCCGTCACGCCCGTCGCAGGGCCGTCATGGAGCACCGCACCGCTCCCACCATCCAGGTGGTCACCCTCCGCAAATCGCTGCACCGCACGATCCTCCACGCCGACCACTCCGTCACGCGGACCTACGGCTGCCGGTGGATGGTAGAGGGGCACTGGCGCAATCAGTACTACCCCTCCACGCACTCGCACGACCTCCGCTTCATTGACTCGTACATCAAGGGCCCGGATGACAAACCGCTCAAGCCGCCGCCCGGAACCAAACTCTACCGTGTCGCCCGCTAGCTTCGCATGACTTACACACTTCACAGAGGACTCATGGACATCAAAACGCTTGCCCTCCGTCTTCGTCACGCGGCCGACGTGCTGGACGAACTCCTGGAAACTCCAGGCACTCCAGCCATCGCCCGCCAGCTGCTCCATATCAAGACCAAGCCTCGCGGCAAAGCCCGGCACTGGACCCAACGCCCGGAGAACAAGGCTCGCCTGCGGAAGATCCTGAAACGAGCCGCCCGTGCCAAGCGTGTCAAGGCCAACGGTACCACATAAGGAGCCCTTCAAATGACACCTACCCGCACCCTGCTTAACCGTATCGCCGCCACCCACGCCCAACTATCCGGCCAGTACCGCCAGCTCGGCTCGCTCCTGGACTCCTGGCCAGGCAACCCCGCTAGCGTGGGCGATCCGCCCGGCGCCTCACTCTCCGACAATCCGCTCACCGCCGAACTGCTGGACCTAATCACCCTGATGCCCGACTCGCAAACACAGGAGATCCTCGACTACATCCACAACCTCCGGGCGGCACGTGCCCAAAGAGGCATGCCAGGGTGACACATTCACCGTTGATTTTCAAAACGATCCGGGGTATAATAAGTCTTACAATCGAGCGTCGGAAGGGAATTCACCCTCCCACGCTCGTTCCAAAGGAGCGCAATCGTGGGAAGCATCATGGACGACGTGAAGGGGCAAATCGCCCAAATGGATGAGAACCAGATCCGGGAACAGCTCGCGAAGATCGCGGAGCGCCGGGAAGCCCAAAAGGGCAAGCAGAAGGAGAAGCTGAAGAACCTCACCCCCGAAGAGCGGGAGGCCCGCAAGGCCAAGCAGCTGGAGTACCGCCAGAAGAACGGCGAGAAGTTCGAGGCCAAGCGGAAGGAATACAACCAGCGGCCGGACGTCGTTGCGAAGCGGAAGGTCTACATGAAGGCCCGCAACGAGAAGCAGAAGCTGCTGCTGGCCCGGGCGAAGGAACTCGGCATCACCGCCTAGCTGTGGCGGGCACAGGAAGGGAGTCCTCCGGGGCTCCTTTTTCTGTGCCCACGTGTGACCGTTGCTTGCAACCATCAGAAGGGTGGACACATTGGACAAAGCGATTGTACTCGTCTCCGGCGGCCTAGACTCCGCCGTCTCCTCGGCCTGGGCCGCACGCACCTTTGGTGCTGAAGCCTGCATTCCGATCAACTTCGCTTACGGGCAACGTCACGCCCGCGAGCTTGTGGCGGGCGACCTCGTCTGCGACTTCCTGTTCCGCACCCCGCCCCGCACCTTCAACCTCCAACAGGTTTTCACAACCATCGGAGGCTCGTCCCTCACCTCCGGCCTCCGGGAGGGCAACCCCTCCATCGAAGCCGTCACCCGTACACCGTCCGACCTCCCACCCACCTTCGTACCCGGACGGAACATCCTGATGCTCTCCATCGCAGCCGCTCTCGGGTACACCGAACAAGCCTACAACCTCGTCGGTGGATGGAACGTCCTGGACTACTCCGGCTATCCAGACTGCCGCCCCGAGTTCTTCGACGCCCTCGAACAAACCCTCGACATCGGCCTCGGTCTGGGTCTCGGTCCTGACGGTGTAAGCATCAAGGCGATGAACATCCACGCCCCCTTGGTCCGCCTCACCAAGGTCCAGATCATCCAGCTCGGCATCGAACTCCGTGCGCCCCTCGCGATGACCTGGTCCTGCTACGCCGGCGGCAGCGAGCCGTGTGGCGTCTGCGACTCCTGCAAGATCCGTGCCGCTGGCTTCGCTGAGGTTGGCATGGACGACCCCGCAACCGACTTCTACAAGGAGACGCTATGATCCGTACCGCACTGTACACACGCGCCGAAGACAAGAAGCACTCCACGATCTACGAGCCTCCCGCCGACAACAAGGAGGAAGCGCTGGGTCGTGTCTACGTCCGCAAAGCGTCGGGCCTCACCGACGCCAAGCAGCTCCGCATCACGGTAGAAACGGTCGCCGAGTAATGGCCACGTACGGGTTCTCCTTCGTCGACCAACACGGCGCCACTCATCATCTGTACTACCCTACCCGTCTATCTGCACAGCGGGCCAGGTTCTACATTTCCCGTCTCCGCGTCACCCGCATGTCACACATTCAGGAGGTCCACGATGCCCGAACCCGTACCCACACCGGAACACTCCCATTTAACGGATCCGGTGAAGGACCGGATCGATGAACTCCTTCACGCGATCACTCGGGACCCTCACTTCCGGCGAGTTGTGTTGAGGGAAGAACCGCCACCGGCTGCTAACCTAGAGCTGGATATCCAACTCACCATGCTCGCTCTTGTAGGTCAGCGGATCAACGAACAGTTGGTCTACGGTGAAGCGTGGGATCTCCTCCGCCGGCTCATGTCCGCCGTCCGCGAGTACCACTCCTGCATTCACGCACAGGCCCTCCTAGAGGAACTCATGGAGCTCCTGCCCGTGAAGGTGACCCACTAATGCAACGGGACCTCCTCTGGTGGGAATTCGAGGAACTCCTGCTGCACATCAAACGGCACACCCGGCTCTGGGACTTCGAACCAGAGCTTGGGTGGATCCGTCTCACCTCAGAGGCTGTGGACCCCGACCAACCCGTCCTCTTCGTGATGACGGTGATGGAACCTCCCGGTCTCCACCGCTTCCGCCGCTACACCCTCTTCTTCACTCCCGTAAACGCGGACCCTACCGAAGTCCAGAAGTACGTTGACGAGCTGCTCTGGCGGTTCACCACCCTCGGCCTCCGCGCAGAATGCCAGGACATCCTGCAGCAGGAACTGTCCCTTCCAGAACCTGCGGCACAGGCCCTCGCCTCAGCGCTCTCGCACACCTTCCTAGTCGGCAGCCTCGACGCCGACAAATACTCTCCATCCAGCACGTTTCACATTGACTGGGTCCGTCGTATGAACCCGAAAGGAACCTTACATGGCGATGTCCGTCGAAATCAACGGCCTACAGATCCGGCTACGGGAGCCGATCTACGGCAGGCAGTCAGCGATCCGGAACTACCTGAACTGCCACCGCTTGTACGGGTGGGACAGGCTGGAGAACCTCACACCGGACCGACCCTCGTTCGCTCTGGAGTTCGGCTCAGCGACTCACCTCTTCCTGCAGGAACGTCGCCGAGGAGTACCACTGGAGCAGGCGATCCAGCTGGGTCAAGCTCGTCTGACCCAGCAGTTCCCGACCCCGATGTTCCCTGAGGACCAGGAGCTCCTTCTAGAGCACCGCGAACTCGCGCTCCGTCTCTGGCCCGCGTACGAAGCACACTGGTCGCACGACGACGAACAGTTTATCCCCCTCGGTCAAGAAATAAAGGGCCGCGTCGAAGTCGGCTCCAACACTGGCGTCTTTCTCGTGTTCCAGCTAGACCGTCTCGTCTCGTGGGTCAACTCCTTCTGGCTGTGGGACTACAAGACCATGGCCAAGAACGACGACCGCACCTTCTCCAAGTTCGAGCTGGACATCCAACCCACCGCATACGTCTACGGCGCCACCAAAGTTCTCCGCCAACGCGTCGCTGGAATCGTCATCGACGGCTTGATCAAAACGAAGATGCCCCAGTTCCGCCGTGAACACTACCTTCGCACCGATGCCGAGCTGCTGGAGTTCGAAGCCGAGTTCGTGGAGATCATGCAGGAGATCGCCTGGCGGCACCAGCGGGTGGAACAGGGTGAGCCCTGGAAAACGGTCTTCTTCAAGAACACGGACCACTGCTTCCGATACTACCGTTGCCCGTTTCAGCCGCTCTGTGCGCACGACTCGCCGATGAACCGGATGGCCTACCGCTCCCGTACTCCCGACTACATGGACAACCCCAAGATCCTAGACGCGCCGCAGGAGGTCAAATGACCGGCCGAGAACCCGTCCTCGAACCAACCGCGCGCCTCGCAGTACGGGTTGTGGAGGAACACAGCTGGGCTTGCGTTGGCGCCACCGTCCTCGTTGACCTCGGTGACCAGGCTCTCGAACAGCTTACCGATCCGGCTGGGCAAGCACTCTTCATCCTCCCCCTCCCACCGCGTACCTGCGAAATCTCGGTGGACATGGAAGGGTTCATCCCCAGTACCTACGTCCACGAACTCAAGCTAGGCCCGAACATCGTACTGTTCCGTCTCAAGACCGCTGGAGGGCCCCGTGCCAACCTTTCGTCCTAAAACTGGTTGGCTCCTCGTTCTACCAGACCCAGACGAACATCGCACACGCAGCGGCGTGCTGTTCGCGGACTCCCTCCGCCGCAAGCGCACCTCCGGCATCTGCATCCTTCACCAAGCCTCTCCCCGATGGCTTGCCGTCGAGCCCGCCGCAGATGGCTGGCGCGTCCTCTTTGAAAAGTGGGCTTGGCGCGAAATCAATCTCAGCGGCCAGGAGCTCTGGTTAGTGCCAGAGCAGGCCGTTTTTGCACTGCTAGACACGTCCGAAGGAGATCCACTCATGAACCGAAAAGAACTGCTCGACTCTCTGATCGATTCCGTCCGCGACATTGTCAACGGTGAACTCCTCACCGACACCGACGAGCTCACCGAAGAATCCGCGGCCGCGATCGACGGCCAGCTGGAAACCCTCGCCACGGAGGCACTCACGTTGGAGTCCGAGGAAGACACCGAAGAGGCGGAAGACAAGTGACCCAAGGCCAGATCACTTACCCGCTTGAATCGAGCACCGACGACGAAGTTCGGTTCTTCGTGTACGACCAAGTAGGGCGAAGTATCTGGGGTGAGGCACGGGTGCGTCGGGAGAAGAGTCCCGACGTGCTCGTGCTCGAGCTCCGCTCCTCCGTCAAGGCTACCGCTCGTCCCAGCGACTGGAAGCCTGTTCTCAAACTGACCGCCCACGATGGCCGAATACTGTTCGCTGCATTCGGCTTAGAAGGAGGCCGTAATTGACCCTACCGTCCCTAGGCCCCACCCGTCTACCCACCATGTTCCGTACCAAGGACGTCCGTGCGTCGTACGCCACCATTCTGGCGTACAGCATGCCCCGCTTCGGCAAGACCGAGCTCATCCGCACCCTTCTACAGGAGGACTTCAAACCGCTCATCCTTGCCACCGATCAAGGTGACAGTATGGGCCTCCAGACTATCAGCGACCTGGACATCCCCGTCGTCCCTATCACCAACTGGGACGAAGCTCTCGTCGTCTTCGCCGAGCTGAACAAGGACCGTGGACCGGGTAACCTCGCCCGGTACCAGGACGTCGAGTTCAACGTTCTCGTCAACGACTCCCTTTCCGGGTTCGGTGATATCTGGATGCAGAAAGGCCTGGAAGTGCTGGATTGGAAGGAAGTCGGCGTTGCGGAACCGGGTAAAGACCCTCGCCGCATCTACGCGTACATCCCGGAGAAAGGCCGCCAAACCACCAAGGCCTTGATGTCCGTGCAATCCCATCTGATCCTCATCTGTCGGGAAACCCTTGCGGAGGAGGGTCAAGGCGCCACGAAAATCACCTACCCAGTCCCCGAACTTCCCGGAGCAAAACTGCCCCGAGAACTTCCGGGCTGGCTCGACGCCGTGGTGTTCGGTAAAGTGGTCGCCGGCAAACGAATGTTCCTCACCGAAGTAGAGGGCAAAACCATTGCCGGTATCCGAGCCGCACCAAACCGCCGCTTTCCGCACATGATTCCCGCGAACTACGGCCTGCTCATTAAGGCCATGATGGGAGACGAGCAGGCAATGCGCCTTCTCTCTTCCGACTCCTCAAAGGCGCCCGCAGTGGTCAGCGCCAAGAGCCTCTCTCGTTAACCGACCACACACAGGAGCAACGCACATGCCTATCGTCGAAGGACTCAAGTTCGGTGACCTCGCTACCAACGTTCCCATCCCGGAGGCCGTCTACCACGTTCGGATCGCCAAGACCGAGATCCGCACCGCGGAGCCCTCCGAGAGGGAGCCCGACCCGTACCCGTACGTCTCCGTGGCGTACTCGGTGATGGGCCAGTCACCCGAGGAGTACCACGGCCGTCAGATCTTCGAGAACGCCACTCTGGCGCCCTCGAAGAACTTCTCCATCCGCCAGATCATCGTCGCGGTTTTCGGCGGCGCTGATCAGGTTGACCCGGACCTCGATGTCGTCGAGTACATCCGCAACGGCGGCCTGGTTGACCAAGAGCTTCTCATCGCCGTCGGCATCGAGAAGGCTCGGGAGTTCAAGGGCAAGAAGTACGAGGCCCGGAACAACGTCACCAAGCGGATGCCCGTCACCGCCTAGCACGTTCACCGGGAGGAGGGGCCTCTGCCCTCCTCCCACCTTCCCCAAGGAGCACCCATATGGGATTCTCACGCAGTACGCCCACGAAAGAAGAAGCCCTGCTGGACATGCAATTCCGTTCCGGCGCCAAGTCCTCCGGCGCCATGCCTCCGTTCCACCTCATCCCGTGGGACGTCTTCGCCGTCCGTCTCGCGAACCGTTACGGCCTGGGCATGCGGAAGTACGGCGAGGGCAACTGGCAACGCGGCCTCGCAGACCGAGACTTCATCCTCGACCGAGCCAACCACACTCTCCAGCACATGCACCGTGCCATCGAACACATCCGTGCAGGTACCTGGCGGGACTACGACGACGATGACCTCGCAGCGGCGATGTGGGGGATCATCTGCCTCATGGCCGCTCAATCCGTTCCGCCTGCCAAGTCCGAAACCCTGCCGGAGCCCTCCAGTGGAGACTAGGATCACCTTCTTCCTCCCCGGCGCTCGTCACGATCACGATCCTCCCCTCGAGTTCTCACTCACCACCTGCACCGTAGAAACCCACTCGCAGATGTCCTCTGAGGGTCCCCTGTTCGAGAACATGCGCACCGCCCTCACCGAAACCCTTCTGCACCACTTCACTCCGAAGGAGCACAAACGTGGCAAATCCCGTCACCGTAACCGCCGAACTGGAAACGTGCACCGGACACCGGCTACTGCACTACGTCGGAAAGTGCGCAAACCTCCACGGGCATAACTACCGCTGGATCGTCTCGGTCACCTCCTACGTCCGGGACCGCAACCGCGGCTACGAGCTGGACTTCGGCGCCCTCAAAGCGACCCTTCAGAAGGAGTTGGAGCCACTAGACCACGCGATGCTGCTCAACTACCTCGATCCCATAGTGCCCGCCCTCCTCTCCGCGAGGGAGCACAAAACCGTCCTGATGAACTGCAATCCCACCGCGGAGAACCTTGCACAGTGGCTCGCCGACCTCCTGTTCGCCCAGATGTATCAAGGCAGCACCTCTGTCGAGGTGGAACTCTGGGAAACTAGCAAGTGCCGTGTCCGTGCCTCAGGTGAGCTCGGCGGCACCATCACCCTTACGGAGCAATCATGAACGAATACGCCGTCTCCGAAATCTTTACCTCTCTCCAGGGCGAGGGCCTCTACACAGGTACTCCGATGACGTTCATCCGCTTCGCCGGCTGCTCCGTGGGTAAGAAGACGTGTCAGTACTGCGACACGGACTTTGAGAAGGCCTACCCCTGGAAGGGTGGAGGCATGTTCACCACTCAAGCCCTCGCCTCGCGGGTGCCAGGCCCACATGTCTGCCTCACTGGAGGGGAGCCGATGGATCAGGACCTATACCCTCTGCTCGGAGCCCTTCGGTCCAAGTACATCCACATCGAGACGTCCGGCACGGTGTTCCCCGACTGGATGCACACCCAAGAACGGATCTTCTCCGAATCCCCCGGCCACCGTACCCTTGCCGGACTCCGCATCTGGTTGTGGATCACCGTGTCTCCCAAGCCCGGCTACCTCCCCGCTATGCTAGAGGAAGCGGACGAGCTCAAGGTGATCGTCCCAGGCTTGGGAGTTGGAGAGGGGTGGATGAACCTCGAAGAGGCGCTCCGGTGGGCTAACCGTAAGCCGGTCTTTCTCCAGCCCCGTAACAGCAAGCACGAGATCGACCAGCTCAACCTCCAACTCACCGAAGAACTGGTCCTGGAGAACCCCACCCTCCGGCTCAGCATGCAATCCCACAAAGTGCTGAAGGTGCGGTAGCCATGTACATCCCTGTTGGAGTCAAACCGGTTCACGAGATCCTCTACTCCAAACGCCTGGGCGGCCGCGCGCTGGTCGCCTTTATCCAGCACGGCACCTCCACTGAGGGCTTCCGCTACGAAGGAATCTGCCCCTACTGCACCCTCACCATTGGGATGTGTGAGGAGGTACCAGGTCCACAGGGCGTGCCGGAGGAGCTGTTCAAAACGGAGCTACTCGCAGCGCTGAAGGACCAAATCAAGGACCATATCCCCAAGTGCACCGCATCATGGACAGTCGTGCGGGTGCAAAAGACCCGTACGCCCCTTAACACGGAGCGGATCATCAAAGAGGTGTAACACATGAACAGACGAAAAATGGAGGACGGCGTCCGCCTACTCCTCCAAGGAATGGGAATGAATCTAGAGGACCCGGACTTCAAGGGCACGCCCGCCCGAGTAGCCCGACTCTGGGCCGCCGCCCTCACCCCCCGTAAAATGCGCCGCCACGAAGCCTCTTTCCCGGCCACCTACTCGGAGATGATCGTGCTGCGTCATCACAAGGTGATTACGTTCTGCCCTCACCACCTGCTGCCGGTGGAGATGATCGTCTCCGTCGGCTACCTACCGGGGGGCAAGATGCTGGGCCTCTCGAAGCTGGCCCGTATCGCCGAATCGGTCCTCACTAAACCGATGAAGCAGGAGGAGTACACCGACCGCGTTGCCTTCGACATGCACACACTTTGCAACCCCAAGGGCGTAGGCGTCTACGTGTCCGCCAGGCACGGCTGTATGGTACACCGAGGGATCCGCACGGACGGCGACGTCGTCACCACAGTCATGCGCGGCCAATTCCTGATGAACGCGGCGACCAGGAACGAGTTCCTGGAGATTGTGAGGGCCAGTGGACCCCGCACCTAAACCACCTGCTTGCCTCGGCTGTCCTCTGTACGACGCTCCTGGTCCTGTCTGGGGCCACGGCCCCTCCCCTGCGAAGCTGATGTTCGTAGGGGAGGCGCCGGGGAAGGACGAACTAGTTACCCACCGTCCCTTCACCGGAGGCTCGGGCAAAGTCCTCACTTCCCTGTGCATGTCCACCGATATCGACCGCAGGCAGAGCTACATTACGAACACTGTGAAGTGTCGGCCAACTGCGATGGATCCCGTCACGAAGGAGTTGAAGGACCGCGCACCTACTAAAACCGAACTGGCCCACTGCGCTCCATACCTGCAGGAGGAACTAGACCGTGTCAAACCCAACCTCGTCGTCGCACTCGGTGCCTCGGCGCTCTACGTCTTCAAGGACCGTAACGAAATTGGAAAGTTCCGAGGCCAGTGCTTCACCACAGCCGCGGGGCAAAAGGTCCTCGGCACCTATCACCCTGCAATGCTCATGCGGCAACAGCGAATGTTCCCACTGGTTATCGAAGACCTCCGGCGGGCGAAGAAGGAGGCGGAAAATCCGGGCTTACACCGCGTGGAAGTGGGATATCGAACCTTCGGCCCTGGCGGAGGTGATCTACCAGCTCTGCGAGCTGCTGCACTCAAAGCCGGGTACCTGGTCGAAGACCTTGAAACCACAGGGCTCTCCGGCCGCGAGGATCAAATTCTCTGTTGTGGCTTTGGAACCGCACCGCAGCAAGCTGACACTTACGCTTGGACCGCTGACGTTGCCGAATTCGTCCGTCAGGCCCATCTCGACCCTGATATCCAAATCGTGGGTCAGAACTCGGAGTCGTTCGACTTCGAGTTCCTCTTCGACAAAGGTATCCCCAGGCCCACCGGCGGACCCCGCAAACGCTTCGACACCCTCCTCGCCTTCCATCTCATCTCCGCCGACCTCCCCAAAGACCTAGGCACGCAGGGCTCCGTCTACACGGACCGGGAGTACTGGAAGGACAAGGGCCGCAACGCTAAATCCCTCGAGGAAACGATGGAGTACTGCTGTGAGGACATCGACGGCACCTGCCGCAGCTTTCTCACGCAGCAGAAAGAACTCGCGTACCTGGGTATGGAGGACCTCTACTACGGCTCCGTCATGCCTCTCCAGCCCGTTCTCCGCAAGATGACTCGCAGAGGTCTCCGTAAAGACGCGCACAAAGCGGCCACCTGGTCGCTGGCAATGAACCTCACAGCGGATAAGAAGGAGGAGGTTCTACGGAAGGGCCTGGGAGACCCTTTCTTCTCCGTCAACTCGTCTAAGCAGGTGATGAAACTGCTATACGAGGACCTCCAGCTACCCATTCAATACACCCGTGATAAGAACCGAGGCTCCAGGCCCACCGCGAACGCCGAAGCCATAGAAGCCCTCGCCCTGCTTACGGACAACCCTGTCTTCCACCACTTCAACGAAATTCGTACCCTTCGGAAGTGGGCCTCCACCTACTGCGACGTGGAAACTGACGAAGCAAGCTTCGTCCACCCCGAGTTCGGCTCCGCTAAAGCGGCGAACGGCCGCCTCAACAGCTGGAACCCTAATGGGCAGAACATCCCCGTAGAACTGCGGGAGATGTTCATCGCCGATTCGCCGGACCACGTGATCGTCTCAGCGGACTACTCGCAGGTCGAATGGCGGTGTGAGATGGCCCTCGCCGGCGATCAGTTGGGCCTAGAGCTGTTCGCCTCAGGGAAGGACATCCACCGGATGGCAGCAACAGGGTTCACCGGCGTGCCATACCACGAGGTTACGCAAGACCAACGACACGCTGCAAAGTTCATCGTGTACGGCCTACTGTACGGCCGCTCCGCAGCTAGCATCGCCAAACAAACGGGCTCCAGCAAGGAAGCTGTGGAGGCGCAGATTAAGGGGTTCTTCAAGGTCTTCACCGGCGTAGACCGGCATACCGAACTGATCCAACGCCTCGTGGCGAAGCAACAGTACCTTCGCAACCCCTTCGCCCGTCGCCGGTGGTGGTACACCCGACAGATGACGGAGGTGCTCAACTTCCTTCCATCCAGCACCGCCGCCGACATGATGTACCTAGTGCTGCCCAAGCTAGAAGCCCAGCTCCCTCCTGGCGCTACACTGCGGCTCACGGTGCACGATGAGATCGACGTAGTCAGTCCCCGCGACACCAAAACGCTGCTACAGGTCCGCGACTGCATTAAGGACATCATGGAGGCGCCGTGGCCGCAAGTCCGCGCCGCAAGCTTGCATCCTGAACGGATTGACCACTTCTTCCCCCGCGGCTGGTACGTCCCCGTGGATATCACTTATGGGGATAACTGGAAGCAATGCAAACCCAAAAGCAAGGCTGAAGAAGCCGAACAACTCGCCTTCCAACAAAAGTTAGGAGTACTCCTGTGAAGCTATCCTTGGAGATCCCGAAAGCTCACCTAGAAGAACTCTCCCCGCTCTGCGACTTGGACTTCGCCCTCGCACACCTCGTTCTCAACGACAAGGAGTACGCCCAGTTCTACGCTGACCAGCGGAAAGCTGGCCGCCGCGTCGTACTGGACAACGGGATGCACGAGATGGGTAAACCCCTCAGCGTGGGCGAGCTCATCGAGGCGGCGAAGCGGATCAACCCCTCGGTGGTCTGCCCACCTGACAAGTTGAACGATGGGCCCTTCACTTACGAATCCTTCCACGCCATGCGCAAGCATCCGGGCTACGGGCACTGGGACCTAGGAATGATTCTGCAAGGGGACATTCGACAGGACCGGATCGCCTTCTTCACGGACGCCTGCAAATACTCCTTCACCCTCTTCCTTCCCTTCCGCAAGCCGAGGATGGAATGGGTGCTCGAGCTTGTTCAGGCCCTCCCAGCCCACTTCAACTGGCCTCCGTTCATGCATCTCTTCGGGATGTCCACCTTCGAGGAGTTAGAATGGTTCTCCGGTTTCGGTAGGCGGCACAACTGGCCCTCCTCCCGTATTCACATGGACACCGGAAAGCCCATTAAGTGGGCCATCGCCGGCAAGAAGATGTCCGACCTCGAAGTGTTGCGGGGAGGAGGACAGTTGGACCACTCGGCGAAGCTGGACGTCGCACAGATGAACCGAGCCCTGTACAACATTGCCCTCCTGAGGAGTCATATGGCATGACCGACGCCAAAAAACCAGCAGTCAGCCTATCCAAGCAAATCAACGCCCTTATGGAGGGGCTAGCGAGGGTCCGCAGCAATCGTACGGACCCTCGCTACGCAGAGGTGGTACGGTGGGTACAGGACTTCCCGGAACACGCCCGGCCGGACGGAGTCTTCGAAACCATCGCCCGGGCTTTCTCGGTCACCATCGAGGAGGCTAAAAAGTCCGTCTCCCCGTCCAAGCAGCAGAATAGGCCGTCCTTCGAAAACCTAATCCCACACGCCGGTTGGTTAGCCGATTATGTTCACTACACGCGTACCACAGAGCCTCCGTCGGTGTTTCACTTCTTTGTGGGCGCTGTTACCCTTGGAGCCGTGCTTCGTCGGAATATACACTTCGCGAAGGGGTACGCGAATCTCTATCCGAATCTATGCGTGGTCTTGGTCGCACCGTCTGGCAAGTGTCGCAAAACGACTGCCTGTGAGCTCGGGATCAAACTATACCGAGATATGGGTGGGACTGTCCTGGCGGACAAGATCACGCCGGAGGCGTTGGTCGATGCGTTTGGCGACAAAGAAGAAGCCACCGGTCTGATCTTCGCAGGAGAGCTCAAACAGTTCCTCGGCTCGCAGAAGTACATGGAAGGAATGATCCCCCTCCTCACCCGCTTGTTCGACTGCCCGGACCTCTGGAGCTCCCGCACTATCGCCCGGGACGAAATCATCCTCCGTAACGTCGGCATCAGCATGCTCGGCGCGAGCACGATGGACTGGCTGCGGATGCTCCCCGGAGACACCTTCGGTGGAGGCTTTATGTCCCGCCTGCTGCTCGTGGTGCAGGAGGACACTCCCCGCAGCTTCCCCATTCCTCCTCCAATGGACGAACGCTTGCGGACCAGACTGATGACCAGGCTGATGGAGCTTCAGGGGGTGCACGCTAAGATGCACATGACTCCCAACGCAGAGGAGTGGTATCGGGAGTGGTACAACAAACGGGACGACCGTGGCACCGACGAGAAGCTCTTCGCAGGATACTACGAGAGGAAGCCGGACCACCTCCTCCGCCTCAGCATGATCCTCTCCGTTGCTGAGGACAGCAGCTTCATCCTGGAGCTCAGGCACATGAAGCACAGCTTGGAGATCCTTAACTGGACCGAGTCCTGGCTCCCAGCCGCTTTCGAACAGCTCAGCAGCACGAACATCGGAGAGGACGTGATGCGGATGATTGGTCAGCTGAAGAAGGCGAACGGCACCCTCAAACACAGCGACTGGCTACGGAAGAACTCGAACAAGATGCATGCGGCGCAATTCAAGGGGCTTATTGCGACACTTCGTGAAGCCAAACTGGTGGACTTCGACGGCATCTCCTACTACTTAACCCCGGATGGGTGGAAACGATGACTGGCTGGCAGGAACTGCAGCGGGAGCTGGGATTTATGACTGAGAAGGATATGTTCGTGGAACTGTACGAGAAGAACAGTCTACAAAAGCTGGCCGGGATGCTTGGAGTCTCCCATTACACGCTCCGTAAGAAGCTGGCGGAGCACAACATCAAGATCCGTGGCCGCGGTGGTCCTCACGGAGTCAAACTGGTTGAGGTCACTCCGGCTCTTCTGCTCCGCATTGAAACCGAAGGGGTCAAAGCGGTGGCTCTGGACCTCGGCATCTCCCGCTTCACACTACTCAAACGCAAACGCAAGTACCTCGCCTCCCTCCAACCGACTGAGGCGGAGGTGCAACCCTAATAGGTGACTGGGCCTCCTGTCAGCTGCGGGAGGCCCATCAACTCCCTGGCCGCCCTCTGCCACTCTCCCTGATACGCACTCACACTTGCCCGGCCCATCTTCGTCAGGCCGGCCATACCAGGAATCGTCTGTCCCAGAATCTGCCGCGCCACCCTTGCCGCGAAAATGGGCCGCACCGGGTCGTTCGGCTGCGCACCCGCGAGGTAGCGGAGTTCCTCAGCGAGCTCCATATACGGACCCCCACGGTACCTGAAGCTCTGCCACACACCCCACTTACTCGCATCGGCATCGAAGAGAGTGGTCATCGCGACGTTCATCCCTGCCTGCACCGCCACAATCGAGGCGAGCGCGTTGATCTTGTTCCTGGTCAGCTTCTTCTCCCCGCCCAGAGCCAACTGCCCGAGGTAGTTCCCGTAGGCCATCGGCCACGTACCGTACTGCCCCAACAACCGACCCAAGGAACCATCCAACACCTGAGGGCCATTGCCCCGGTTATACGAGAACTGAGTGTGGTTCTGGAAGTGATCCGACGCGAGATGAGCGGCGGTTTCCAGCTGTCCACTATCAATGTGCTCCTTGATCATCTGGGTGAGCGGACCCTGAGCATGGTCCTGTAAATCGAGCCGGGTCTCCTCCCGGAACTTCTGCCAGCTGATTTTCCCTGCCACGTAGTCCGGCATATGCTCCCGCATCGCCTCCCGCTTCCCGGTATAGGCGATCACCCGGTTCATATCATCCCCGACCTGGAAGGTGTGGGTGCCCCACTTCATGAACTTGTCCATGACCAGGCTGCTGCCGATACCGATCTTCCCCTTCTGCTGCAACATCTCATCCATCACGGACAGAGGCTGCGCCAACGTAGTCCGTCCCGCAATCCCACGCTGAGCCATCTCAGCCTGCAAGTCCTTATCCCTCATCCACTTCGCGGCCTGCTTCAACCCCTTCAACGTGTAATTCCACCCCAACTCGGGAAGCGTGGTTTGCATTGTCTGCATATACTGCTGGATGACGCTGCTGGGGTTCCACGTCAAGTTGGCAGCGTAGCCGAGGCTGGTGATTGAGCCGATGATGTCCACCGCTTCATGGTGCTGCAGCGCCCAATCCTTCCCCACCCTTCCGCCAGTCATCTTCGCCGCAATCGCCGCACCCTTCTCCATCGCCAACTTGATGGTCCTCGCAGCGGTCACCTGGATGTTGTCTGGGGTGTGCATTACCTCGCCGAGGTAGTTGTGGAAGTTGTCCATGATGTCCTGCGGAATCTGCACCGCAGTCCCGGCCTTCTTCATCCGGTCACTCGCCCCGTTAATAGCGGGCGTGAGATGCTTCTCATACGCGAGCATCCGGGCCAGCCGCATACCCAACCGATAGAAGTCCGTCTCCCGCTCATCCAAGTGGAGGGGGCTCTGGGCCTGGATCATCTGCCTCTTCAGAAAGGCCATCACCTTCGGCAGCGCGGGCTTGCTGCCCATATACGCGTAAAAGTCTCCGCCCTTCTTCCTCAGCGCCGCGACATCTTTGAAGCCGGCAGTCACGTCCTCGGGTGTAAAGCCGATCTTACCCATGTACTGCCGCCAGTGCTCGGCTAACTCCTCCGCGACCTTCACGTGGTCCGGCTGCATCTTCGCAGCCATACTCGTCGCCCCCGCCTTGTTGCCGGTGATCATCTCTTCCATCAGTAGCTGCACATCCGTCCGGTCGGCCCGCTTGGTCACCCTCCGATACAAATCGTGCAGCACGTTCTGCATCGGCGCCAATTCGTTGTGCATCGCGTTCCGGCTCTGCTCTACGTCCATGTAGGTGCGGAAGAAGGGGATCCCGGTTTCCCTCTCCAACTTCCTGTACAGCACTTCCCTCGTCTTCACCCACATCCCGACCGTCTCGCTCCACTTCGCCTTCAGTGGAGCGTCCTCCGGCCCCTCCGGTACGGCTTCCATCACCGGTGGCGGCGCATTGCCGTCCACCCCACCAAGATCATGCTCCGGTGGGGTTTGCACTACATCGGCTAGCTCCACACTCTTCTGGGTATCGTGAGGGTCCAAGATCATTGTGTCGGGGGCCTTAGGCCCAGGCAACTGCTCCCGACTGTTCTTCAAGAACGCATGCCGCGTCGGCGCGTCGTACACCCTATACGGCCTCTGCGTCGCGGCGTCCTGGATCACCTGACCCGCCTTCATCAACTCCGCCTGCTGAGTGTTCTTGAAGTACGCGTACAGGATAGCGCTTTCGGTGTCCGGATGAGAGAGGATGTCCAACCCTCCGTCCAACCTGGACAGCTGCTGCAACGCCGTTTCCACATTGCCCGGATTCACCCTCAACAACCGTTGCAGGTCCTCTCCATACCTGGTCAGCAGCTCGGTCACCTTCAGGTGGTTGTAGATGAGGGCCTGTGCTTTCCCTCCTACAACCACTCCCGGCACAGCCTCGGTAGCTTTACCAGTGACCACGGGCTCCCCGCCCACCATCTGCACCTTCTGGCCCTCAGCGACCTGCACCCGCTTCTTCCCGACCACCACGGTGGACTTCTTCCCTCCCTGCGTCCTTCCCAGATCCATCACCCGAAGGGTGCCGTCCGGCAGGCCCAACTTCTTACCCAACTCCCTCACGGCCAGGCCGAGGCCGCTCTGACCTTTCACCTCAGCCTCCAGCTGCTCACTCAACTTCTGCGCCGCGGCCTTCTTCTCCGCGTTCTGCCTCAACAGCGCGGCCCGTTCCTCAGGAGGAGTGCTCTTCAACTTCGCCTTCGCCAGCAGCTCGGGATCTCCCTGCACCGCTACCTTCCGCGCAGCCGTCGCCCGATCCTGCAAGCTCTGCTGGAGGTCCTCAGAGGCGGTCCAAATCTTCACCCCCGCCCGATTGTTATCCACTAGAGTGTTCAGCGCGATGCTCTGCGCCTCCCTCGGCTGGAAGTCCCCGCCATCCAAATCGGCATCGAAGCCCCTGCGCCAGCCCAGCTTCATCACAGCCTCAGCTTCATCCTCCAGCTTCGGCCCTAACTCGTGCATCTCCAGCTTCCCGAGGAAGTTCGCCGCTTCCAACCGCGTCTCGAAAATCCTTTCCGCTCCCGTCACCCCATCCTTCAGAATCGCCCCTTCACCGTGGGGCATCGCTCGATAACCACGAGACACCGCCGCGCTCCGCAATTGGGGAAAGCTGAACAACCCAGGCTCAGCCTCAGCGAGGTCGCCCAGGGTCCAAGTAAACTCTGCGGGGTGCTCCGCACTGTGCACGCTGTCCGACACCAGGACCCTCACCGGCGTGCTCGGGTCTGCGTTCTTGGTCTCCATCAGGATCTTCGCAGCCTTCTGGGCGTCCATCAACGCAGGATCCGTAATGAGCGGGTGTTGGTCGATGCTATAGGTGGGGCCAGCCTCTCCCTGTGCCAACCGTTCCCACTCCTCAGCCAAGTAGTCCGGCGGCGGGGTGGTCAGCTTGGTAGGAGTCTTCTTCGCCGCGCTGATCTCCGCCTCCTCAGCCTCCGCCGTCAATCTCGACGCATCAAGCCGTTCCCGGGGGTGCAAGGGCGTCTCGGTCCGCACGAAGTCTCCCCCGCCACCCGGTACAGTCTGCGTCCCCTCTGTCCGCATACTCCTCGGTACAAAGCCCGCACCAAAGGGCTTCTGCCTCGCCTTGCTCGCGTCGATGATCACTCCGCCGCCTGGCCTCGGACTCCTCGGTCGCTCCTCAGCGGTCGCGCCGATCCTGCCCATATAGGCGTACCGCTCAGCGGGCGTCATATACGGCTTCTCAGGGGTGGTCGGCTGCCGGACCATCGCCCGAATGGTGTCAAGGGGGCCATGACCCATCTCTGGCTGCGGGTCACCGTCCAGATAGGTCATCAACCTCGCGCCCTTTGTAAGGCTCAAGGTGATGCTACCGTCCGGATGAATAAATCCCCGTGGACCATTGCTCAGATCCCCATCCCTGTCCACCGTACCAAACTCTTGGCTTTGGAAATAGTTCTCATGGGGTCCTGCGTCCACCGGTTCCATCAACGCTTCCCGGCTATTCAGCTCCACCTGAAACGCCCTCGGGCTGCCATCACTGTGGGCGGAAAAGCGGACCGGCTCTTTCTTCGCGAACAACCACACACGAGTGTGGTTCTTGCTCACCGTGGACACCTTGCCGGACACCGGATCCCTCACCTGCACGGTTCCCGTGCCCGCTGCTGGGGCGGCAGGTGTTGGTGTACTAGTTGTTGGAGGGCCATACCTTTCAGGGAACGGTTGGCCGGTTGTGAGATCGTACGGGCCTTGCGCAGTTGCCGCGGCGGTGCTGGGTTCCTCTCCCACAACGATGGCGACTCGGCTGGGCTTCCCTGGCTCACTTACCTGCACCTTCGTCCCGGCTTCCGGCACGGTGCCCACCTCGGCAAGACTGCCGCGAGGCGCGGCACCAAGCTTCTCCTCGAACTCGGTCAGCTTCCGGGCGTCCATCTTCCCGTAGCCGGCGTTCTCTCCCCTCAGCCGCCGGACCATCCGACCCCACGCCCCACCATTCGCAACCCGCACATTCGCAAAGGTCACCACCTTGCCTTGCTGTGTCAGGTCCACAACCCGCTGGGCCACGGCGTCGGTCATCCGGGTGAACTTGTTCGGATCCTCTTTGGAGCTGCTAATCCGGAACTTCTCGGCCACCGGCTTCCCGTCCACCAACACATCGAACTCCACCCCGAAGTCCGGCGGCAACGTTTTGTCCACCGTAACGCGGTTCGGCACCACATTGCTCCAGTACTCCGCTACCGACTTCCTCGCCTGGAAGTCGATGGGCGTGTCGCGGAGCGCTGGGTTCTCCTTGCCCGCCTGCACCACGCTCTCCGCAGCCTTGATGTCATGGCCGCCCGCACCGCCACGTACCTGGGTCAGTTTTAGCTCCGTAGCTTCCGCAGTGGTGCCCAGCCGCTTCGCTACATCCTTCGCCAGCGTCTGAGCCTCCCCGCCTAACTCGTTCCGCCACGACTGATGCAAGCCATGCATGCCCAGCGCTTCGAACGCGGCGTTCACTCCTAGATCTCTCACTACTTGCATCCAGCTGCTCTCGCCATCGCGGAGCTGGATCAGGTAGGACTGCGCCATCGTCGCAGCCGTGGAGGCGCCGAGATGCCTGGCGGTGCGATCCATCACGGTCTTCGCCCCCGCAACCTCCGCTAGCGTACCGAAGCCACCGTACAACGCGGCGTTCGCGGGAAGGCTGCCCACCGTCTCTCCGACCATCTCCGGCGCAGTCGCCACGATGTCCGGCACGTTCCGCATCATCTTCTGGGTGAAGTAGTTGAGGCCGGCGAAGCTAGCCGCGGGGCTGTGCAACCCACCGGTCATCCGCAGCACCTGATCCGCTTTCGGCCCAATCATGCCCTGCTTGATCTGCTCGTGCACGCCCTGCAGAGTCTTATCCACCTTCTGGTACATCGGTGTCGCTGCGGCCATCAACTGGGAGGGAGGGAGGAACGGCAGATCGATTCCTCGCTTCCACAGATAATCGCCGAGGCCGCTGGGCAAGTTGAGCAGGCCCTTCACTACGCTCAGGCCCACGCTCTTGGCGAACAGGCTGCCCATCTGCAGCCGGTTCCACTTCTGCGCGTCATCCGGAATGAAGCCGCCGGTTTTCGGTCGCTCTACCGGAGTGCTCTCCGTCAGCAAGCCTTCCAGCGTTTTGCCGGTGTCGAAGGGTTGGGGCTTCTCGTAGGAGTTAAGCAGCCCTTGCAACACCGTGTTTGGATCTTGTCCAGGCATCGGTTACTTCTTTCCCAACAAGGTCATCAACTGGGTGAGCTCGCTTACGGCTTTCGCGGTTGCAACCGGATCCTTACTACCGCTCGCCGTTTGCAACGCTTTCAGTTTCTCCTGCATCTGCGCCTTCCCTGCAGGATCTAACTGGGGCATGAACGCGGCCGCATCCTGTACACTCTTCGTGAAGGCCGCGTCGATCTCCGGTGTCCAAATCGCTGCAGCGCCCGTTTCCGGTGCAGGCGCACCTGCCGCAGTACCCGCAGATGTAACTCCCGGAGTGGTAAACTTAACCTCACCCACTTCCGACGACTGCGGTGTGTACAGCCCAAAGGTAGCCGCGCCGAGGAACTTATCAAACATTGTCGGCGGCACCGTACTCGGCAACTCTATTCCTCTGGCCTTCAGCTTCGCCTTCAACGCCTGAAACGCCGGAGAGTCGTACTTCGTATGCCCCTCCATCGCCGTGCGGGATGTGGGGTACTGCTGCAGGGTCTTCAGGATCAAATCGACCTGCGGATCATCCGCCCTCAGCTTCTCGATCTCCGCCTGCAACTTCTGCACTTGCAAATCGGCAACCTGCAGCTTCAACTGCTGCTCCTTATCCGGAGCCAGCACAATCCCCTCCGGCAACTTACCCGTACGCAAGTACTCGTCGGCGAACTTGAATGCAATCGCGGGGTCCACCCCCGAATTGACCATTGCGTTACCCGCCTGCAAGGTCATCTGCCGCTTATCGGTCTCGTACTTCACCTTGTCGAAGCTGAACATCTTCTCCCGCAGCTCCTGAGCCTTCTGCTCCATCTTCAGCTGGGTCTGGCTCAGCCGCTCTGGCAACTTCTCCGGCACCTGATCGGTTAGGCCCACCAGATACTGGGAGTAGTTCTGCAGCCGTGCAAGATCCGACGGATCAGTAATCGCGGACTTGTCTACCTGTGCGTCGAAGATCTTCCTCGCCTCCGTCTGCTTGTACGCGAGGGTGCCAGGGGTAGCCGCGGCGGTAGTCGCTCCGGTAATCTGCCCACCCTGTACTGCCAACTCCTCACCCGTCGGCAGCTTCCCGAACCGTGCAGCTAACTGTTTCACTACATCATCGGATGAAAGGTCTCCCTTGTTCATCTTCGCCAGGAGCCCCTGGAACTCGGACACGTCGATCTTAGTTCTGGATCCCGCGATGTCGGCTTCCCTTGCCAACCTCGCTGCTTCCAACGGTGCACCAGTAATAGGAGGAAGGCCGCTTAACGAAGTAGGTGCCCTTGGCTTCATCGGTACCGGTACCGCACCCGATTCCGGATCCATCGATGGCAGGCCCACCTGACTCAGCGCTTGAGCCGTCGCCACTTTATCCTCCGCAGCCGCCGCTGCCTTCTTTTCTCTTCGTCCCGTAACGTACTTCTCGAAAGGGCTCTCTCCCCTTCGACGAATCTCCTCTACATGCTTCGGGGATAGAAATTCGGCTATTGCCGGATCATCGATCAACCGGTTGTAGGTTTCCGGATCCTCCGCGCCCAACTTTCCTAACTGGATACGGAGGCTGGTTTGGGCGTCTTTGTGGGCCTGCGCCTTTTCCTCCTGATCCATTTTCCGTTGCTTCGCCGCGATACTGGCCTGCATGAACGCAGTAAGGAAAGAGCCGAACTGCTCCCACCCAGTAGGCTGCAGTACGTTCACTCCAGGTTTTACGACTAGTTTTGGCATGGCGGTTCCTTACGCTAGAGCCAACAACGGAATCAAGCTGCCCGCAGCGCCACCCAGTAGCGCGCCCCAATCTATTCCGCCTTTCACCGTCGGATTGCTCGGCGGGAATCCGGTTGCAAAAGCCAGTGCGTCGTTCATAAACGGGTACTGCTGACTCGTACGCATGAACTCTTGGTACGGCAATAGAGTGTTCTGCATCAACCGTTGTGCGTCCGCAGCACCCGCCCCCATTAGCGACTGCCCAGCTCCCGCAATACCACCCGCGGCGCCGATCTGGTTCTGCAAGGTGCTCTGAATAGTATTGTTGAAGGTGCCCAGTAGGTTGTTCAACATGCTGGCGCCCTGAGCCTGTGTCTGCGCCTGTAACCCCGCCGCACCCAGCTTCCGCTGCGCAGCCGCGTCCATGATGCTCGCCGCAAGCGTGCTCTGCTGCTGGTTGATGTCGGCGATGCCCCGACTGGCGCCCCGAGCCAGGCCCTCATTTATGTCACTACTTCTGCCGAGCCCCCACTGCCCGTACTGCTCCTTGATCTGAGCTAACTGGTCCGCCAGGTCGCCCATCCCCTTCGTCCGAATATCTGCAAGCGCTTGGGTGATATCTGGCGCTCCACCCGTACGCATCATCTCGTTGGTGAAGTCAGTTGTTCCAGTACCTGCTTGCGCCGCAGCACCCCACGCCTGATCCCAGAACGGCGCCAACCGATCACTGGTCCGGCTTGCATCGTTGAACACGTTCTGGTACAGCTGCATCGCCTGCTGCGCCGCACCAGCACCCTGACCAATATACGGACTCTGCGGGATGTTTAGATTTCCACCGTAGGGAGTTGTCGTGTCTTTGAAGTGCTGCAGCAGGAAGTTCTGCAGTTGGTTCCGAATCGGACCGAGGTCCCCCACGAACGCACCGCTGTTCTGCCCCGTGCTACTTGCGCCAGTATTCGCCCCGCCACCCGTGCCCGACCCCGAACTTCCCACGCCCGACGGTGGTCGCGGCTGAGCGGTGCCGGGGTCCGGTGGAAGATTTGGGTCCCTTGGTGCGGTGGGATCGTCTGGACTGGTCCGTGCACCGGACCCAGTTGGCAGCCCCGACCCTGCTCCCGTATAGGTATCAAAGGCGTGTAGCTTCAGCCAGTCGATCTGCTGATCCACAGTACCCTTGATTGGGTACGGATCTACCGGCAACGCCCCGCCCATGAAGTTAGGGTCGATCATGGTGTTGCCGTAGCGGACCATGTTGCTTGGGATCTGTGGAGCCAGTCCCTGTACACGTTGCTGCTGGGCCCACTCCTCCTGGGTGAGAGGGCGCGTTTTCCCACCGCTCGGAATGCCTGGATAGTTCGGAGGAGTGTAAGTGCTCTGCGCGCCTCCACCAGAAGTCACGTTGCGGCTGGCCTGCGCGCTAAGTCCTTGCAGGTTAGGATTGATCTCCGGTGCACCGCTGAAGGTCGCGTTGCTTGCGTTGTTCGGGTCCACCGGAGCAGGCGGATTGATGCTGGTCAGGAACGGGTTCGCCCCGATCAGACTTGTGCCGAAGAAATCATCGAATGTGGCCATGTGATCTCCGCCCGCAGCAGCCCTAACGCGAATGCGTCGACTGGTGCACCGTCAATGAACATCGACCGCCGGAGGGTCCCTTCATGAGTAAACCCTACATGCTTCAAAAACACTTTCACCGGGTTGCTCGGTGTGAAGGCGGCGATCCGCTGCAAGTCGAACAGCTCCGCTGCCGTCTTCAGGACGGCCTGCACAGCAGGCACCCGTCGCTGAGGTAGCTTGCGGTCCCAGAAGATGAGGTTCAGCGTACCGCTAAAGCCCGGTTGAATCACCGTAAGATAGCACAGGCCCACCTGCCCAATCTCTACGAACCACGCATCCCGCCGAGTTGCCAGGTGCATCAGGAACACGTCGCCGGGGTCCTTTGCTACGTTCACGCTGGCATACTTCTGCAACAGCTGAACAACGGCGTCCGGCCCTTCCAGTAGGAGTTCTCGTGGTTCCAGATCCTCCCGTGTCAGAGCTCCGTCGTCGGCGGAGGGACTACGAAGATCACGGCCGATACTCCCGGAGCCGTGCACGTCAGAAATATGTGTGTCGTTGTCCATGCTGTTGTCGGTCCTGAATTCAGCACACCCGCAGTGGGTGGCCGCATCACGATAAACCCCTCGGGAATCACTCCGAGGTTATGTTGCACCGCAAACTCTGTACCTGCGGGATCAGGGGAGGGCCCCGCTACGGCCCACATACCCATTACGTTATCCGCTCCCCCACTATAGCTACCGAAGGTGAGCCGACCGTTGATGATCTGTTCCAGCCGCTGGAGCTGCACTCCGATGTTCTGGTAGATCATGTGCACGTATTCCCGAACCCGTTCCCGATCTTGTGGCGGTTCAGGAGTCAGCAGGTTTAGCTCGGGTCTCACGTGTCACTCTCCCCAGCCTTGTCCAAGGTGAACTCCACCTCAAACTTCGACACCTGAAAGGTGTCCACAGCAGAGTCCTGTGCCATCTTAAACCGAATTCGGTTACCAGTCACCCTCCTGCTCACCGTCAGAGTACGAAACCCTCCAATGCCCACACTCGACATTACGGTGACAGGAAAGATCCAAGTCGTTCCGCCGTCCAGAGAGAAGGAAAACTCTAGGGGAAACTGTTGCCCGATTCCCACATACTCCACCGTAATACTTTCCAACACCAACTTCACGCCAGGATCGTTGAACACCGACTCTGCGGTGAAGTCATGGCTGGTCCAGTACGCAGGAATCGACGCACCATCATCGGACCGTTCAATCGGTGACCATCGGTACACAAATCCGTTCTGACCGCCGGTTACCAACGCGGGGTACAAGCTTTCGATCGCCGCATCATCGAACGCGAAGTTCTGCTCATCGATAAGACCGACCAACTCATCAATCGTCAGCGGATCTTCCAACCGGTAAATCGCCGAGCACCTGTGGCTACTTACTGTCCACTTGTACCAAATCCCCCGGCCCCAGTTGAACACCCACGCATGATCCGGGTAGACACTACCACCACCGACGAGAAACGCGGAGTACTCAGTCGTCGCTGGTAGAACCTCTCCAAACCCTACGTGCACCCTGCTGGGATTCAGTAACCGAAACACCTCATCGCGAACCTGCAAACCAATCTTCTGAGGGTCCAGTCCGGTGAACCCATAGAAATCATCCCCGCCTAGGAAGAAGTGTTGCTGGTTCCACCCCGCAAGGGTTCGCGCACTGTACACACCAATATCGGTCGCCCGCACCTCGTACCGAAATGGCGCCGCCGCATTGGCTTGCTCCAACGCCGCTTCGATGCCCTGTTCGTAGTACAGGATCATCGCCGATCCCAACTTCTTCATGTTCTGGATATGGTAGGGAAACTCGCTCTGATCCCGAAACCCCGCACCTAACCCGTTCCAATCTGTGTGGTTGTCCCTCACCGGCCTTCTATGGCGGTAGGGGAAGTTGACCGTGCCTTCTCGAGTATGCGCGAGGTTCAACCTGCCGTTGAATCTGCACAGATACTTCGCTGCGGGCGCGTTCACGCTGAGGTCGGCATAACTAGCCCCGGCGAAGTCCATCACCTTCACATGGTCCACACCTTGTGAAAACACCACTTTCGCCTGGCTATTTTCCCAGGAGAACAGATTATCACTCGCTCCCGTCAACGCCGGCCCGGTTACCTGAGTCCACACTGCCGGCACAAAGTCATACCGGTAAATCTTGGTCAAGGTAGCCGCGTACAAGTACTGCACCTTGTCTACGTCCTGGGTAGCAAATAGTCCCACCACAGGCTCTCCAAATCCAGCATGATCTCCTGGCATCCTCCGATAGCCCGGCCTCTTGCTCAGCAAACCCTTCACGACCACGCAGTTCTGCATGTCGGGGCTGCTACCAGGAGGCGCATCCCTTGCAGGGTCATAGCTCCACACGCCGTAGATCGGCCTGATCGGCACGGTCTTCCGCGGTGCGTAGTTGGCTTGCTGCAGTCCCTGCCTACCTTGTGGCACCACTATCCTCCGTGCCGATACGTACCAATCACGCTCACACTGGGATTCACCTGCGTACTCGACGCCTCTCGAAACAGGAAGCCATTCACGAAGATCGCCGCATGCAGATAGCCCACGCCAATCGCCGATGCGTCCAGCGATAGGAAGATCTGATCCCTACCCGTCACCGAGATAGTTTGGAAGTACGGCAAATCGGTCACCACCTGCGTCAGTCCGTCCAGTGGGTTGTTAATCCGCAGCACGGCCTTCTGCAGGGTGCCGTCCACCCGGAACTCCACCACATCCGGCTTCACTACAGGCGTGGCTGGTTCTGTGGGTGGCGGAGTAGGAGAGGTAGGCGCGCCGTAGTAATAGGTACGGTCGCACCCGGCGACCGCAAGCAGGAGAACCAGCGCGAGTATTCGGTGCATTATCACGACTCCAGCTCCGCTGACAGGAGCCAATCAACAGCGTCCATCGCTAAATCCGTTTTCCAGATCTGCCATGGAGTCAGGCCCACATACTTCACCAGCAAATCGAGGTCCACTTGTTCCAGCGCGAACAATACCTCGGTGCCGGTATTCAAAAGACGTTCCGGTTCCTGAGTGCCCGGATACAACGTATCTGTCGGTCTAGAACAGGCCCTCATCTCTCTCAGCACTCGCCGTTCCTG